ATATATTATCGGATTTATTTAAAAATCCCGACAATATAAATTTAGATAATGATTTTTTTGACAAAGAATTATTGCGAAAAATAATTTGTGATATAATCAACTATCAAGAATTTGTTTTAAAAGATGTGTTTTTTGGTCCGAGGGAAACATTCGATGTTGATCAATCTTATAAATTCGATCCTTATGAGTTTTTGGATTACGTCGCCGAGGAGAAAGAGTAACGGAAGGGGGATACTGATGGTTAAATTCTTCAAAAGGTTAGCAATGATTATTATGGGGATATCATTAATACCCTTCTTTTTCGGTGTCGCCTTATGGGAGGGTACAAAAACAGTGGCAAAAGTTATGTGGAAGTATTACTTGATTACAAAAGAAGCATTCGAGGAGGTATAAGAATGGATAGGTGTAATGCTGATGATATATTAAATATTAAAATCAATGACATAGGCACCAAGAAAGAAATTGAGCAAGCTAAAAAAGATGCTGAAACAATAAGAAAGTATTTTAAACAATTCCTGCCACAGTCAGATAATTGTCACACCTGTGGAAAACCTCTAGGCGGTATTTTAGGTACCTTTGTCGAGGGAATAACCCATGGTGAAGGTAAATGCAGCCACTGTGGTCACCCCGCAAGATTTGTACATGATATAACCGATATAGTAACTGTTAGAATGATATTGCAATGGCCAAAGGAGGAAGAACAATGAATGTATTATTTAAAGGCAATGAAATAGAAATTATCGTTATAAATAAGATTGGATATTTTAATCCCTATGATATAGGTAAGGCGCTGGATATTAGCGAATCTGGCGTTAGAATGGCAATTAAAAGAATGAATCAAAACCAAGTGAAATTAATGAAAAACTCTAATGTCACAGATAGTGACATTAGAGAATTAGCAAACAGAGGGGAAAATTTTCTCACTGAAAGTGGCGTCTTTAAGATGATCTTCCGTTCTCAAAGTGATCTTCGGGATGAATTAGAAAATTTTATTGTTGATGAAGTCCTCCCTGACATCAGAGAATACGGTATGTACATTGGACCTTCTACTTTAGATAATATAATGGAGGACCCTGATCTTTTAGTAAAACTGGCAACCGAATATCGAGATGCCAAAGAGGAATTGAATGAAACCAGAAAAGAATTAAAAAAGAGCAACGGTTATATTAACAGGGTTTTAGATGCAGACGGAGAAATGTTAGTTACCCAAATCGCTAAGGATTACGGTATGAGTGCGATTAAGTTTAACGAGTTATTACATGACCTTCGTATCCAGTACAAAAGGAACGGCCAATGGGTATTGTATCAAGATTATGCTGGTAAAGGTTATACTAAATCAAGAACTACTACTTACGAAAAGGGTGATGGCAGTGAAGGTACGTCGGTTAGTACGCTCTGGACTCAAAAAGGAAGGAAATTCTTATACGATAAAATCAAAAAAGAAACAGGAAAAGTCCCACATGCCCAGCTCACTTTGTTTTAGAAAGATATTAGAAGAAGAAATCGAACTGGATAAAGTTAAGTCTACACTGAGTAAAGTTGAAAATCCATATAAAAAGATATATTTAGGGAGGTAAAAAATGAGTGTAAAAGGTAAGATAAAAGATTGCAAAAAAACATTGTTACGAATTAATGAGAAATTAAAAGATGTTAATGGTTTATCATTTTTTGAATACAGGAAATTAATTTGCAGAAAGTTGGAATTAAAAGACGAATTGAAGTTGTTGCACAGTTATTTACACACCGTTGGAAATAAAAATAACCTTGGTAAAGGTGATAAATTCATTGATATTTACAATGCCAAAGTGGAAATAATCACAATCGAATATTGTGAAGAAGAGGGGACAAACAAATATTTTGGAAAAGATGAGAATGGAAGGGTTGATGTTTGGACCCCAGAAGAAGTATCTAAGATTTTAGGAAAATATGGAGGGATCGAAGTTGAATAGGGTTGCAGTCGATAAAAGAAATATGAAAAATGATTACCTAATTTTAATGGATATGGATTTTTCATGGAAAACAGAAGAGGTGGTTGGCTCAGAAATACAAAAGAGAAGTTGATGAGGTGTTTTTACTGTTACTTGATTTGGCAAGAAAAAAGAAAATAGACCCAGAACATGAAATATTGAAATAGGAGTGGTTTCGATGTTATCAAGAGGAGAAAAAGAAACAATCAAACAGGGCTTTCAAATAGTCGTGTTTGCGAAAATGTTAAAGAATGAGTTTGAAGATATCGAAGGTGATTCGAAAATGTTTACTCAGGACAAGAGGGATTTATCTTCCCTGGAAACATACATTAGCAAGGCTGCAGGGGAGTTACTTAAGAAAGCTCGTTACAAAAAGAAAATAACGATAGCAAAACGAACCGAACAAGAAATAAAAAGAATCAGCCATTTTAAATTAAATGCTGTAATAGTTAAAGATGATAATCTAGCCAATCTTTTTTATTCTAAATTTGCTGCCTGTTATATTATCGTGAGAGATCTTTATTATTCTTTTAAAGATCCCAAAGATGAACACGAGAAGAAGGCAATGAAGTGGATTAAATCAGCCTGGACTATTATTAATCGTATTTTCAAAAAACATGCTGTAGATGGCGGGTTAGACTGGGAAGATATGAAAGAGAAGCTGGATAAGAAAAAATCAGAGTATGAATTTGATGTCTATATGGTGGCGTATTAAAGGAGGAAATATGAAAGATAAAAATGTTATAGGTGAGTTTTGGGAATATGCAGAAAGTGAAGATACTAAAATATCTGACAGGGTCTTAGCCTATTTAAATCGAGACGAGTTAGGAGCAATAATATCAGATGGTAATGTTTATTGGCTGAAATATCATGGTAATTATTCAGCACCTAAATATGTTTTTAAATATATTAAACGCTGGATGAATAATAAAGATGTAGAATATCTTTTCGATAAATACCCAGGGAGGGATTAGATGAACACTTATGTAATCCATGCGACTGTTCTTAAATACGACGAAGGGCTTGAAGCACAGACTAAAGCTAATGTCAATGGAACCTTTGAAGCGGAATCAGAAGATGCAGCTAAAAGTAAAGCGATCGAAAAATTTATTGAAGATTATACTCACCCTAAAATTAGTAACGTCAGGGTGAGTATTGATTTGATTATTAGAATTTTAGAAGAAACTTCGATGGATGAAGTTAATATGGAATTGTATAGAATCTTAGAAGAAGGAGAATGCCATTTAAGGCGTGAAGATGAACAAATAAAAGCTTATGCTATTATCTACCCATGGGAAATCAGAGATTTTGTTAAAGCAGTTGGTGACCATTACTTCGATGAAGGTGGGGTTGATTGCCGACTTTTAATTGGTGGAGATATTTGGTTGAGAGTTGACCCCATTATCACAGAAAGTGAGGGGCAATTGTTATCAAGTTATAAACATTGTTTTGAAGAATGGGATGAATATAAAGATCAGATTTTAAAGGAGGAACAAGATGAAAAATAAAGGGTTTGAAGATCTATTTGAGGTTCTCCAAAAAGGTCTTCAAAGTTGTGTTCAATTAATTGCTTTAAATGAAATAAAAATGTTTGGAGAAGGGATAGATTATGAATATCACCACGGGTATAATTCGTTTAAGATTGTAGGAACAAAAGATGAAAAGACCTATGAAGTGGAGTTTGAATTAAAACCTGAAGAAGTTTTTGTAGAGGAATTTTATAAAATGATAGCATCAGCTAAACTCTTAGAGGAATTCGGAATAACTTTGAGTGGAAAGGAGGAAAAAGATGCTAATTAGTATATACGATACAGAAGTAAAAAAATCACCCGAAGAAGTCGGTTGGAAAAATTATGGCGAGATGGGCATGAGTGTGGGATGTGTAATAACCAGAGATTATGGCTTTAGTGGTGATAGCCTCATCTTTACCACTGAAACAAGGTTACCTTTTTATGATGTCGAAGAATTGGCCCAGGAATTAAATAAAACAGATTTAAATGTCGGTTTCAATAACATTAACTTCGATCAAAATTTAATCTGCCACTTTTTAGATAATGATGCAGAGTTTATTATTCATAACTTCGATATGATGCAGTCTATTGATAATGAGACAGGTTATAGATACTCAACTAATTTAGATGACTTAGCCCACCTGACAATAGGTAGAGGTAAAAGCGGCGACGGAGCTCACGCACCAGAACTCTATCAGCAGGGCAAAATAGAGGAATTAACCGAGTATTGCTTTAATGATACAGAAATCACCGCCGATGTCTTTGACTTTGGCTTAAGGTATGGTTATGTTAATATCTACCCAGGTAAAAATCACAAAGCCTTTGGTGATATGGTTTGGAGGTTGAATGTTAATTGGAACAAAATGTTTTTTTAAGTTATAAGTTAAGTGGAAGGAATTCAACCCCGAATTACTTTCATAAGGAGAATGTAAAATGAATAAATTAGAACAGAAGGTGAGAGTTATTCTAGCGGGGAAACCGTTCATTTCGACTAGAAGTATTAAAAATAATTTTTCAAAGGAGGTGTTAAGTTACTTTGTAGAGCACGCAAATGAATTAGGATATTATTTTTGCAGTGAATGTGGATATTATGTAGTAGATGAAAAATATGATCATCAATACGATCTTTGTGAAGATTGTATAAAAGGAGTGGAATAATGGTGGATGATAAAACAATTTATATTGAAGGAATTTATGAGAATTGTAAAATAAAAAAAGGAAAAGGTAATACCAATGCTGATATTATGATGATTTATGAAGGTCCGGAATTTAAATCATCAAGAAGACTCGAACAAATTGCTAAAGAAGCTAAGATATCAGCATCATTTTATGCTACACCACTGAAAAAAGGTTTTTCTAAAGATACCAGCGAAATTGATGTAATGAATTGTATTAAGGCTGAAATCGCAACGGTATCGCCTAAAGTAGTGTGGCTTATCGGTAATTTCCCGATGAAAGTATTAAAATTGGGGATACCCATAACTGAAAGTTATGGGTTATACTTTCCTTTATTTTTAGATGATTTCTTTGCTTTCCCCGTCCCGACAGCAAAGATGATAACTAAAATGCCAATGATAGTCAAAAAAGAATTTTATAAAAGAATGCGCTTATTTTCAAAAGAGTACAAAAGTGGAGTTAAGTTTGATTCTGACAGAAGAGCAGACCAAAAGTTTATGAAAAAATTCAACAGTGAACATGATTTCAAGTTCGATAAGATGTTATCTGGTCCAAAAACTTATTATATGATGTTTTCCAATACTGCAGAAAGTCATATTTTTATATTACCAACTGAACAGGCTAAAAAGTTTTTCGAAAAGAAAGTTCCATTTGGATTAAAGTTTACTCAGGAAGAGGTCAAAAAGATGGATCCTAAAATGATAGAACACGTAGCAATGGTAATGAAAGAAACCGGCGGAGAATTGATTGATGTGGATTTAAACGCCATAAGGAGGCATTTGGATGTATAAATATAAAATTACAGGAAAAAGAACAAAGAAAGGTACTGTTACTGCTGATTTTATGGAAGATGCGTTACACGAAGTTATGAGAAAACACAAGGGTATGAAAATTATATCCTTGAATAAAATAGGTAATTGTACATTCAAATATAAAGTAGAAGAGAGGGCATCGGATAGCCCTTTTACATTACGAGAGGTAGCGAATTTAGAAGAAAGAGGCTGGGAGATACTATCTATAGATAAGGTTGATGACTTCACCGAAGAACAACTAAACCAAATTGCAGACGATAACGATGTCTATGGTTATAACCAAGAACAGGAAGTTGATTCTTCCTGGATAAAAAAGATAAACTATAACAACAATAAAAAGGAGTTGGAGATTACTACTAACTCTGATTTTGAATATGTTTATGTAGACGTGCCTGTTCGGATATTCCAGGACTTCTTAGCTGCAGACTCCGCCGGGAGGTACTTCAATAAAATGATTAAGGGTAAGTTCGAAAGAAAGGGGGAATAGAATTTGAACCAGCAAGAGAAAGAACGATTAAAAGAGATGTATCTTGATAAATCTATTAAAGTTTCAAAAACGAAAGAAGAATTCGGTTTAGATGATATCCTCCTCTACAAAATATTAGATGAGATGGAAGTACCAAGAAGAAGAAAACAATTTGATAGACGTTCCCTTTTTGATCTATCAAGTGAAGAAAAGAAAGAGATAATAAAATGGTACAAAGAAGAATTAGGCACCACAGTGAAAGAAATTGCAGAAATGTACAATATATCCGATGAAAATTTATATACAGTAGTAAGGGAAGCTGGAATCAAAGGGAGGGGGAATGGGAAAATGACTGATGAAGAAAAAGAAAAAATAAAAAAAGAATATTTATATTCACCAGATAGTATTAACCAGATATCGAAAAGAAGCGATAGGTCTTATACAACAATCCGAAGAGTTGTTAATGAAATCCCAGAATGCAGAAGGATATATAAAGATAAGTACAAAGGGTTACAACCAGAAGAAATGAAAAACTTGATTTATTGGCATTTTAAAAATAATACCCCACTTAGTAAATTGGAGAAAAAATTTAAGCATACCGAAAGTTTGTTGAGGGTAGTGTTAGACAACTTAGGTCTTCCCAGTTTGAGAAATTTCACTTATGACAAAATAAAGAAAATGCATTTAGACGGTGAAGACATATATACAATAATCCAGGAGGTAAAATTCCAAGAGAGCACAGTAAAAAGAATAATAGATGAAATGGATGAAAATTATCAAGTTAAATATTTAGATTTGATGGAACAAATAACTTCCAAAGATAATATAGAAGTTCCGCAAATACCGACACCTGAAGGAGGTGAAGAAATGGTTGTACCCGACCCTGAAACAGAAGCAAAAAATGATCAAATAATAACACCCGAAGATACTGATGAACCACAACTGGAAGAAGACAAATTGCCAGTTAAAAAGTTTTTTGGTAAAGAATTGATAATAACCGGGGACTTTACATTAAAGACTAGCGTCAGCGAAGATGAATACAAAAACAGCGGTCTTAAAGTAATAATAAAATAAAAGGAGAGTGTAAAAATATGAAAGTAAAGACACTGGAGGAAATTCAAGATGAGTTTCAAAAAAGATGGGTTCCTAAAGAAGATTGGGTGGTTTCTGCTAAGGATATTAGATTCGAGGGAAACAACACGCTGGTGATGGGTAACGACCGACTCAAGCTAACAGACCACGCTCTAACACAGTTTATTGGTAGGTTAAGAACACTTGCTGACCTACCGGCCAGTGTTATGACAACAAGATACATAAAGTCGTGTCCTACAGCTTCTAAGGAGTTTCAAATCAATTCCTGGATAGATCATTATTACAATAATGAAGATAACGATGATAAAAAGTGGAAGTTGAGAAAAAACAAAGGTAGCAATGTTGTCGAAGCTATTGTTTCCAAAGGTTATACAGCATTCGATAATAACGACTTACTCAATATGCTCTGGGCACAGTATGGAGATATGAGCTTTAACGAATTCTATGTTGATAACAATAGAATGGAATTAAGATATGTTCGCCCCGATTTAAAACGCGGTCAGGATAAATCAGCAGTTATGGCCGGTTGGCACTTATCTAACGATGAAATAGGTTCTGGATCCATTAGGGCTGGTTTCTTGATTTATCAGCTGGTGTGCACCAATGGTATGATGGGTATTAGAGATTATGATGATATCTACCGACAAAGACATTATGGGAATTTTGATTCAGACGATATCAGAAAAGATTTTGCAGCTGCTATCGGTGACTTCGACGAAAATAAAGCTGCAGAGAATTTAGAAAGATTTACAGCAATGCAAGGGGTGGATATTGATGAAGATGTGGATGATGTCTACCAAGGGGTGCTGCAGAACTTCCCCAAGATAGGTTCTGACATTGTTGAGATAGCAAAAGATAATATTGCCGAGTATGACCGAAAGTTAAACAAATTTTCGCTTATAAGTAGTTTGACAGAGGCAATAAGAGACACCCGTTACGGACACCGTCGTGTGGAAGCTGAACGTAATGTCGGTAAGTTATTTGGCACTAAAGAGATTACCTTAAAACGAGGTGATGAAACACTTAAAATTCAATTGGAGGGATAAGATATGAACGCATGGAAAGTATTAGGTATTAAAGAAGGCGCCAGTAAAGAAGAAGCTAAGAAAGCATACAGGAAGTTATCTAAAAAACTCCACCCGGATATGCCGGGTGGAGACTCTAAGAAATTCGATAGAGTGACTAAAGCTTATCAGGCAATTAAAGACGGCACAGCTACGGTGTCCGCTTTTAATCAAAGTGATAAAGATATATTTGATAACTTTTTTCATAAGAGGAAATCTGCAAGTAAAGTCAAAACATTGAAAGTTAAAATGAGAGATGTAATCAATAATAAAAAGATAACTATTAACACAGGCAAAAAGATACATCTTAATGCTGGCGATTTAAAAAATAATTCTGTGGTCAAATTAGATAAAGAAAGATTTAAAGTGGAATATGTTCCAGAAAATATATTCAAAATCAAAGGTCAAAACCTAATGTACCCAGTCACAATTAATTATCTAGAAGCTCTGCAGGGGACAACCGTCAGTGTTCCAAATTTAAAAGATGGAGAAGATGATTATAAATTAGATATCAAAGCTAATATCGGCTATGGTGAGGTTATTCAGACCAATTTTAAAGCTTTGCCAAATGGAACATATTATGTTAAAGTAAAGGTGGTTCCTCCGAAAGAAAAATTAAATGTAGAGGTGGTATAATGATTTATTTGAAATATTTTTGGTACATTCTAAAACACAAGTATTATGTGTTTATCGAGTGTGCCAAAGAAGGTCTTTATTGGCGTGGTATCACACATGATTTATCCAAGTTTAGAATCGATGAATTTATACCTTATGCAGAATACTTTTATGGAAATGGCACAAAAAAGGCATTTAATATTGCCTGGAAAAAACACTTCACTAGAAATGATCACCATCCGGAATACTGGGAAGAATACAAAGATGAATATAAATGTCTGGTTGCTAATCCTATGGATGAAAAATCCCGTCTGGAAATGCTTTGTGACTGGCGTGCTATGAGCAAAACTAAAGGTGGAACAGTTTTGGAATATTATAAAGATAGAGGTAGAAATAAATTTTTGGATATAAGAACTAGAAAATGGCTTGAAGAAAAGATAGGGTATGATGGTAAGTTTAAAGTAACCATTGGTGAAAGAATTGAAGTTAAATAGCTTAAAGAAAATTTTAGAGACTGATGCGGAAGTTATCCGCAATAAAGAAATGGTGTCTATTCATATGAGTGAGAAAAATTATGAACGGTTCAAAGAAGAAATACCCGAAGTCGCCGTTATAAAAGATGGTGATGTTCGAATAAAAGCTAGAATAGAATGCGAGAACCCCGACGAATAGTTCGTCGGGGTTCTATATTATAAGGAGTGTAAAAATATGAAAAAGAGTCTATATCATTATAATAGCATAGTTATTTAACGAGTGCAATTAATTGTGGTGCAAATTTATATAATTTATTTAAAGGTAGGTTCTTTGGCAAGTTAGTAATATTGAAACCATTGACTTTGCCAGTTTCAATAACAGGTACAAATCCCATTTTTTTAGTTCCTATTTTTATTGCTTCTACAGCTGACTGATAAAAAGGATTGTCCATTTCTTTTTCATTATATGTTACCTTAAATACCTCTCCATCAAACTTAGGTACGCCAACCTCATCAGCGACTTCGTTATAGTCAGGAACTATGATGATGAGATCTCTTTCTCCATTAACATAGTTAACTTTTACTGTATCTGGATTACATAAAATATTTATGTACCACCCTTTTTCAGAAATTCCAGTTTCGACAAACTTTATGTTGTTAATCAGATATGTCTTTTCTTTGACTGTGCCTAAATATTTATCCAATGATTTTAAAACATTTTTTATATCGTTTGGTTTAATGAATGGAACATTTTTATTAACTATTTCTCCTAAATCTTCCGTTTCTGGACTGCCCGGGAACAACCTCTTAAACTGCAGCTGAATTCTATTTTTGCCTTCAACTATCTTATCATATTTGGGTAAATCATGAAAGCTAATAAATCCTTCAGCTCCGTCACCATTGTCCATCTGGACACCAAATTCATACCTATTTAATCTTTCTCTTAATCTTTTAGCATACTCGACAGTCTCTTTCATCTTAACAACTTCGTTTTTAGAAAACATTTAATCCACTCCTTTTTTTATAAATTCCCACTTAAAGTTTCAATAATAAATCTAGTATTTTTAATTTTTTTATAGTGATTATCTAATATCTTTAACCTTTCTTTTTCTGTTAAATGAGTAAGTTTTTTTATAGCTTTTACTCTTTCTTTTATTTCAGAAGTTCTTTTAACAAAATAAGGATCTTTTTCTGCCTTCACCCTTTTTAATAAAGAATCTATTTCTTCCAATGTTTCTTTTGTTCTTTTGTCTAATTCAGTCATATAAAATCCTCCTCATTGACACAATAATACCACGCTGTGACATTTTTGTCAAGAGTTAAACCCGCCAAAAAGGCGGGCTAAGTTATAACGGCACCTAAAGTATAACACGAGAAATTATTTTTGTCAATGTGTTATAAGGATATTGAGAGGAAGAAATGGATTAAAAATTTATTAGGAGGTAATTTAAATGAAAGCAAAAGAATTAATAGGTAAGGTAGTTGTGAGGACAGAGCCGGCATTGTTTGTAAGAGGAAGTGAAATTAGGAGGTATAACTAATGGAAACCTATGAAGAAAAAATCAAAAGAATCGAAGAAATTTCAGGGGAAATAGCAACTCCAACCGAAAAGAAAGTTATCAAATTAAGTGTGGAAATAGTTCAATTGGAAGAACAAATCGATAAAGGTTCTATAAAGATAGAAAATGGTGCTATTAAAATATCAGAAAAGAAATTGGAAATACTTTCTATGGTAATGAAAAAGGATACAAAAGCGTATGAATACTTAAAAGGTGTCAAAGATGTTTTTGAGGCGGTAAAACCTATTGGTGAATCGGATTTTAGAACCGAGACTTTATTTGAAATTGAAAAGAAAGTTAACTATTTCATCGACAGAATAAAGGGGGAAAGTCGTGAAAATAAAAGAGATCAAAAAGAAAGTTAAAGGGGATCGTCGGAAGATGAAGTTGGTAAGGTCATATGAAAAAGACTTCAAAAAAGTAAAAGATTTAGAAGGTAAAGATAGGGAATTTATGTTGAACAGTATGAGAAACACCAAAAAGATATTGGAAATAGAATTAAATAAAAAGATGGACCAGGAAGATAAGGTTATTGAGATACTTAAGATTAAGGTATCCGGCATGCAGGATTTATCAGATAAGATTGGTAACCCGGAACAGATGGATGGTTTTTTAAAAATGGCAAAGATGTCACTTGATGAAATAAAAAACTTTCCAGACGACTTAAGGGAAGTAATGCTTGAAAGTTTGGATAAAAAAATAACACAATTTGCTGAACAAATTTTAGGAGGTGCCTAATGGAGGCAAGGGAAGAATTAGAGAAGTTAGCCGGGGAACATGAAGAAGTCGCTGGAATCGTCGAAGAATTAGACTTTGTCAAAAGGACATTCGATACAGAAATCCCAAGTAGCGAACTGGAAGAATTGGTAAAGTACCTTAAAATAAGGTTTGATGATTGTTCCGAATTAAAAAAAATAGAAGCTGGTAATAAATTTAAGTTGCTCCAGATTAAGAAAATGATCAATTTTATGGAGTTGGAATATGAAGAGTGGAAAGAGATAGACCGGCTTATAAATCATTTAGAACAATTAACAAGGATTCACAGTAAAGTTGAAGTTCTAAGCGAGAGGTTAATAGTTAATGAAAAATTTTCGGGATTATTAGATGAAATTTTCTCGGTATTAATGTTAAGAGCAGGGCGTTAAGCCCTGCTCTTTTTTTAGCCCTTATTTATATGATATCAAGCTGCGGACCACCTTCGTGTTCCTCTTCTGATATTTCTTTGATGTCCGGAATGTCAATTTCGGCATTTTCAAATTCAATAACAACGTCATCAAGGAATGTTTCGGTGTCTTTGCCACCATATTTTTGTAATTTCTCGCCGGCTTTAATTGCTACATCAGCAAACTTCTTGGCTATGTTTACATGATCCCTATCATCGTGGGCCATATTCTCTTTGGATTTATAATAACTTAAATGCATTAGATCCTGTAGGATTGCCGGGTAATCCATCTTTGGGGCGAGACCGAACTTATACCTTATGTAATTAAGGGGTTGATCTAGTAAATCCCTTGCTTTAGGGATGCTCTTGAAATACTCTTTCCATCCTTTTAAAGAGGTTCTTTCAGGATTAAAAAAATAATAGAGCATTAATTCAATGGATTTTTTGGAATACTCAAAACCCAACTTTCTCATTGATTCGTGTACAAACTTATCCCCTTTAATAGTTAATATGACAGGAATTAGCCTGGCATTTCTATCCTCTAATAAGAGAAAAGTATCTTTGAAATCTCTGGGTTTTTTATGTAATTTGTATCTCCAGATTTCTTTTATTCCAAATTTTCGAGCGTACTTTATGATGTATTTTTCATCAACCTGTTTACCTTCGGAATAATCTTTAAAAATTTCGGGTAACATCATACTTTTTCTTAAACCTTCAATTCTATCTTTTGATACCTCAAATCCTAAAGATTTCATCTTTTCTATTATTTTTTTATTTGATAGATTTAATGTGATTAAATATTTAAGATAGTAATTGTAAGGCATTTTTATTCACCTCTATACCTGATATCCCTCTAGAGATTCTATTAAGTTTTGAAGAGCCTTCATAGCTTCTGAGACAGCTTCTTGGGATACCCCCACTTTGCCTATTCTGGAGTATAATAATAATTCTGCTAACTTTTCAACTGTTTCTTTCATTTGGGGAAGTGCCTCAAATACTTTAGAAAGGTTCTTTTTATTGATGAAATTCAAAGATAATATTTTATCAATAGTTTCTGGATCATCAATAGATGCTGCTATTTTAACTAAATCAAAATCTTTTTTGACTTTTAATACATCATCTAAGATACCTTCCAAGATTTTTTCTCTTGATGCCTTCTTCTCCATTTCTTTCTTATAGTACATTGTTGTTTTTTTCCGCATAGCTTCTTTAATGAAGTCATTTACTTTATCCGGGTTGAAACCTTCATCGATTAAGTCCAATTTAATTTCATTTGGTGAAGCTATCTTTTTAAGTGATGCACACTTAATTTTCATTTCGTTACTATTTTTGAAATATTCACCTTCTAAAATGTGAGCCTTTTTCTTTAAACCTTTTCTGAACTTATCTATTTCCTGAACTAAATCAATACGTTCTCTATCTTCCATCAACATAGCTGCATCACCAGGTATGATAACTGCGTTATACTTATTAGTTTCAGAGAAGTCTGGTTTGATTACATTCTTAGCAGGTAGTATCTTGTGGTAGCTGCCGAATGTAGTCATCACGGTATAAATAGTACCTATACCTTCCATCTCCTCATAATCAATAATTCTGGCTGGCTGTGTGGCTACAAAATCATTGTGTCTTCTATCTCTCCACATAAATGAAATAGTAGAATCTCTAGTCGGCATCTGAACAACATTTTTGATTTTTATATCTTTTAGACTTGCTTTATTACTTGCAGGTAGGCCAATTATTTTATCCTCATAAGAAATGATATTTCTATCGTCATCAATTAAAAGACTACCATTACCTAATTTACCAGTTTGTAAAGAATAAAGTTTGGGGATTGCGTATCCTTTAACTTCATTACCGTGCTTATCTTGAGTAATCACAGCCCTAGCTCTATCAAACCTTTCTATATTGATATTTTCAACATCTTCACCACGAACAGCTTCGGCGGTTTCGCTATTACCTAACACTTGTTCATTACCTTTATCCACTTCTTTTAATTTTCTTTTGACGACATCTTCACTAATGTCGGCTTTTTTAAGTAAAGTCATTGTGTCATAAAAGCCCGCTGTTTTAGTTTTCATTTTACCGTTTTCTTTCCAGAAAGTTTTATAACCTAACTTGTCATCTGGCTCAATTACGAAGGCGTTCTTTTCTTTTTCGTCAAAGTAGTCGCCTATTTCTTTTGGTTCTTTGCTTAAAATGTCTTTGGCAATCTTTACAAAAGGTTCGTTATGATTACCCAACGCCATAATATTTTTATCTCTAATTCTAGCAAAAAAATCAGCTTGATCATCTTCTGTTAAATCAAGTGATGCATAAACATATTTACCCATACGGGGTGGAAAGATATCATTAATTGGAGAACGATTGTGTTTTTTCTTATCAACTGCTTCTTCGGCCATTCCTGTATCAAAAAATGCTTGAGTGACAGTATATTCTGTTAATGGTTTTATTTTGGATTCATCATCACTAAAAAATACATCAAAAGGTTCTAATTTGTAGTCTTTAATAATAACCGGCACCGATATTTCCTTATCACCATTAATCAATACAATGGTTCCTAAAGCGTAACCTTTTTCACCATCAAAATCATTCTTCCACCTAATGTAGAAGTTATCAACATCAAGCCATTCTCTGTTACTATGTAATTGCTTAATTATTTCTTTGTTCCATTCTGAAACGTTGTTTGGTAATTTTAAATGTGCCTCTTTTTCCATTTCTTCAGCAACTATAATACCTAATTCTTCGGCTGAAAACGGTTCGTTGCTGTGGACACTTATACCATCTTCGCCGTCGTTGCTTACTATTTTTCCATATTTCTTTTTTAAATAGTCGAACATTTTATTTTCCTCCTTTTATTGTGCTTTTGAATTTGAAGCTCCTCCAGTAATTGTACCAGTGTAAGTTCCGGCAGAACTGCCTCCTGTGACAGCTACTTGAACAGGATCACCTTTTCTTGCTATTGGTTGTCCACCGGTGCCACCAACATTAGTTTGTCCTATCAGATTGATTATGTCAGCATTGACTTCCGCCGTAGAAGTTGTTACTTCGGTGTTACCTGTGACATTAGCAATTAAATCACCATCGACACTTAATTGAGCATTATTGTCAGCTGTTATATTTATATCACCAGTAGAACCGTTCATTCTAATAAAAATTTTACTGCCAGCACCTAATGATAAGTCCATTTGGCCATTTGTATCTATTGTTTTATTTAAAACTTGTTCACCGCTTAAGTTCTTAATGGTTTCTTTTATATTACCATCAGCATCAATTTCATAAATATAACAATCATTTTGGCCGGGTTCATTCCAGACTGTTTTTTTGAAGTACCCATCTGCTCTTTGAATATATTCTGATTTTTTTTGCTCGCTACTATCTCCTGTATAGGAGGTTGTAGTCTTTGTACCATCAGCCGACAGATCTTCTTCAAATAATAGATACGAAGTACCTGAACTTGAATTATATTTTTTTATGTTCTTATCAAAGTTTTCAGTTATGGTAACTTCACTAACAACATTACCTTCAGTATCATTTATAATATGGTGCTTATATCCATCTACTTTTTCCTCAAGTTGTTGCCTTATAACTTCACTTCTTCCTTCTTGTTTAATATCGACAACTTCTAAAGTTTTAAAATATTGATTATCCCCTAAAGTCCCTTGACTACCAATATTACCTCTAATAATTTGAGGATTGTTTCTATAAAGGGGTTTGTTTCTAATTTCGAAATTGATATTTGTTGTTTCTTCTTTTTTATTTACTTTTTGGTGAATGTGTCCTGCATCAGTGTTTATTTCCATATTTTCGAAAATAGCCCTTAAAAGATTATCATAACCATAACTATCTTTTTTATTGCCACTTTCAGGAAAAATTGTAAATTGAGATTGGTCTGATGCTTTTATAGTAATCGAGCCATCGGTACGGCCGATGATTTTATTACCGAACACAGTCTTGGCTACAAAATCCCCTTGATTTATTTTCTCTCTTCCCTCAGAATAGCTGCCATCTTCACCTAAAGGATTAAAAAATCCTAAAGCAAATCTTTTAGCTCCAAGGAAAGAATTTTTAATTTTAATTATTAAAGCATAAGAATCTCTCTCCGGCATCATATAAATCCCTTGGCCAGAACTACCAGGTTTTGAATAAAGGCTCAAAAATGGAACATCTTTATATTGGTTACCTTCTATTCCTATTAAATCTACTGTATATTTTTTTGCGTTAGAAAAAGTTACCCTTGCAATATCTACTTCAAAATTATTTTTCATAATTTCTACCTCCACATTAATTATATAACAAATAGTCAAGGTAGAGCAAATCTTATAATATCCAAAACACCTCCACTTTGGTCAACTTCGTTGTTATGTCAGTTATTATAATATATCAAGGTTGATCTCTTGATCTCTCCAAATAGAGGTCCTAACTAGGTCCACCAGGTCATTATCCCCGTCATAACAGTAATCTTTAAGATAAAATGGATCTCTAGGGATCTCTCCCTTGAAATATATATAAATAATTAAATGTGTGTGCGTACAAACAGGTATAATAGACTAAATTACCTTACACTATATTATATATAATGTTACTATTTATATATATATACACTAGGTCATAGATGATTTTATAAATGTGTGCACACATCTTTTTATATTTATTGATATCTCCACTTTTAGGTCCACCAATCCACTTAATGCCGACACAACAGGGATAACAAAGGGTGGACCCTCATATAACGAGGTCCACCCTGATCCACTAGTCCACCCTAAAAAAAATAAGGGATAAAAAATAGGAGAGGAAAAGTGCCTCTCCTATCGGTAATTACCCGGAAGTTGAAGGGAAGAAGCTCCCAGGTGTGTATCGATGACTGACTAACGCCACCCTTCAACTTGGCTATAGTAAATCATCAATATTTATTATTGTCTGTCCCTTTTTGGCATAGACGTGTGCGGTGGGTAGTACAGTGATTACTGTTACAACAATATCAAAGTCTTCAATCCCAATGCCAAAGACTATGGCCTCATCTAGGAAAAAGTCAGTTATGATAAATTCTTCGTTATTTTTAAATTCAAGCAGTCTTTCACCGAGTGATAGTATTGACCCGTAAATGCTGTTTGGATCAATGCTTCTTTTACCCATTCTCTTTCTGGCATGAGGAGATATATCCACAAAGATTTCCTCGTCCTCTAGATCGCCTAATTGTATTATCATTTTATAGCGTTCCATAATCATACCTCCTATTTTCTTTAAATTATTAATCGTTCTCTAAAACATCAATTGCCTTTTCTAAACCGTCTATATAACCATTGTACCAATTCAGAAGATGTCTCGGGGCATCTCTTTTTTTATTTCTTTTTCTTTTCAATTTTGATGATTTCAGTTCATTTTTTAATTCAATTAACTTATCCATTATTATACCTCCTGTAAAAGTTCCACATATTTTGTTGAATCGTTACCTACATAACTAACCAGTGAACACATTTTATGTTCACTGGCATATTGCATCACCTGTCTGAAACCGGTGAACATATTAAATTCACCGGTGTTTCTGATTTGTCTTAATTGTTCAATTGCTGCTTTCTTGTGTTCTGGCATTGTTAATCCTCCTTTAATTCAAATTTGCCTTCAAAATTATATTTCTTATCCAAATTCATAATCTTATCCCGACTACCTTTAGGTCCATATATCATTGACAATAGGTTATAGATAATGCCAACCCGACCTTCTCTGGTGGAAAGGTCGACAGTGTTAATACCCATGAATTCCGAACAGATATCAACACTGAAGTCTAAGTCTTTGTTTACAAATTCATCTGCTGCTTTTTCAATATCTTCTTTCAGACCTTGATACACTTTATAAATCTCATCGGACACTGGTCTGATCTCAACATCGAATCCCATTACTTCCCATTTCAACGGTGGCACTAATGAGTATCTACCAATCTCATCAGCTGACAGGTTATACTTCATACCAGCTTGATTTATTAGGTGATTAAATAAAGTTACCCTGTCTAATCCATCTTCAAATGAATTAATTAGGATAACTTGATTTCCGATTTCCAAAGTAGCTACACCTCTGGGGAATTCTATTTTGTATAACTTTTCTGCCAGTTTTCCAGGAGAAGCTTCAACGGCAAAAGTTCCTTCTATTGTATCTATCGCCTTAAATAATTCCTGATGGAAATCTTTACATAAAGTGTGTTCGATAACAATGTCACCGTACTCTATCACATGTTTCTCATCAGCTTCAAATGCTTCTTCATGTTCTGCTCTAAAACCTTTTACTGTCATTGTTTCGATTCCATCCTCAGTTTCAACTATAACCTCACCATTTCTAAACCATGCCCTTTTGTTTTCTCCCCAAACTATATCTGCGTTGTTTTTATTTAATTTCATTATTTATTCCCTCCTTATATTTTTTAGCCTCTAATTTTTCAAAAGCTTCTATATCAGAAAATCCTCTAACAAAATAAATGAACTCTTCCATTAATTTCTTTTTTGAATCGATTTTAACTTCTTCTTCTTCTCTCCACATTTTTTCTAAATCAAGCTCTGTGTTCACATACAGATATTCTACTATTTTTTCAACAGGGATATCTTTTCTTAACCCTTTTGGGACCGCGAAGAAATGAATGTTTTCGAATTCCCATATTTCTTCGTGAGTAAAAAAAGTCTCAGGGCCTTCCGTTCCAAAAAAACTGTTGAAAAAGAGTAATGATGATTTCTCCCAATTCAAGGCCAACGAAAGACCGCTTCCAATAGGAGTCCAATAACTTAACTCTCTTGGAGAAATTACTAACCGACCTTTTATCTTATCGATTTTTTTAATAATTGATAAGATTTCTTCTTTGTTATTATATTCTTTAATTTCTTTTTCAATTTCTTTCAATTCTATTTTTTTGGCATCTCCTTCAGTTCCTATTAATATTTCATATTTCATTCGCTACCCCTCCTATTTTTTATTAAAGACTGTAGGTATCACTATAAACCAACTACTTATTATACTCACTGCCATCACGCAAATAAGTATAAAAGTAAATATCTTTTCATCTTCCTTGTCATCAACATTATCAACAATATCACTTGCTGTTTTTAATGTATCCTCAAACGACTCAATCATTAAAAAACTGGCAATCACTACACCAACATAATACAAAGTAAACATCAAATCACTCCTTTAATTTTTTAGTCTTAGTTCTTCCCTTCACTATACTTATAACACTTTAGGCGATTAAAATTTCATCATTTTGCTTAGATAGAGGATATATAGTATAATTAAAAAAGGAGGTACTTTAGATGAAAAAGAAGTTATCAGTTAGACCATCCGATTTTACTAAAGCATTTATACCCATCGAAGGGCAGAAATTTAAATTCAAAGATGAAAGACCAGGTAGAAAGTGGAATTGGAGGGAGTACCTCTATCCGATTTATGATAATCTCTATTCATCTTTGGTTTTAAGAACAGCTCGTCAAGTAGAGAAATCAACAACTTTATCCAACAGACACATTACATACTCATCTTTAATACCTTACTTTCGTTCGATTTATGTTTCACCTACTTCGAAACAGACGAGACGATTTTCAAATGATAGATTAAGGAAATCAATCAGATCATCAGATTTTATACAAAAATATTATTTAGATAAAACAACCACCGACCAAGTCTTTGAAAAAACTTTAATTAATAATGCCACAATATTCTTGGGATATGCCTACCATACAGCTGACACTATGCGTGGATTGTCTGGGGATATGTTAAATATTGATGAGTACCAGGACATGCTTTCGGATAACATACCAGTCTTAAAAGAGACTCTAACAGCAAGTGAATATCAGATATTCGCCGCCTGTGGTACCCCGAAAACTTTTGACAATCCTTTAGAGAAGTTGTGGCAGCAGTCTACCCAAAACATCTGGATAGTGCCATGTAAGTCCTGTAATACATACAACCGTATGGATACAGAGCCAGAAAAGATGGTTACCGAAAAAGGTTTGGTCTGCAAAAAATGTGGTAAACCAATTGATCCTAGAAACGGTCAATGGTATTCACTGGCACCACAAAATAGAACGGCTGGTTTTCACATTTCTCAACTTCAGACCGGCAGATTAACTCAACCAAAGAAATGGGAAAAATTTTATTATGACAAATTTTTGAAGTATCCTGAAGATAAATTATACAATGAGGTTTTTGGTTTAAGTTATGACTCGGCCGATAAACCTATTTCAATTTCTAAAATAAAAAATACCTGTACAGGATTTTGGCTTGAAAAAGCAGATTTTGATAAAACCCAGAAAAACCCATTATATATGGGGGTTGACTGGGGAGAAAACAAAGGTTCATTTAATGCGGCAGTCGTTGGAGGTTTCATAGACGGCAAATTTCACGTAGTACATATTAAAAAATTCGATCACAAAGAATCCGCTGATCCTGACCATGTATTAGATGAATTAGAAAAAATGTATCACCGTTTCAGATGCAACATTATGGCCTGCGACCATGGCGCCGGTCATAAGGAAAATTTAAGACTGCAAAGGAGAATAGGTGGTTATGACAAGGTCTGGGAAATCTATCATAGTGGTAATCAGAAACAAACCTGGAACTGGAAACCGGAACAAATAATGTATGTAACCAATAGAACCAAAGCTATGGATTCTGTCATATTTCCAATCCAGAACCAGCAATTAATTTTTCCACCCTTTGAGTACATGGAAAGAAAAGAAGCTGACGACAGAGCATATTATGAAGATTACACTGCTTTAACAAGAGAATATTCGGATAGATTGAGAAGGTTTAAATACGATCACGATACTCCTGATGATATTATGCAGGCGACAGTTTATGCTAAGTTTGCAGCACATATAGACCAGGAGATACCATTTAAATAGGAGGATTTAAAATGAAAAAAGAAATATTGAGAGTGTTAATAAAAGAGGCGGAAGAAGAATCTAAATTGGACAAAGCTAAAAAGTGGGCCAAAGAAAATTCCACTAAAATTGGTTTAGGTGTTGGTGCAGCAGCCGGTACAGGATTAGGGTTAGTAGGAGCTAAGAAATTAAACCAAAAATACGATAAAACAATGAGACCTTATTTTAATACTTTTAAAGGAATGAGCCAACAAGCAAAAGAATTAAATCACCCTGAATATAAAAAAGAAGTTGAAAAGAGTATAAAAAAATTAATGAAAAGTCGAAAAAAAGACCACTTAATGAGTAATGTTACATTAGGTGGTAGCGGTTTAATGGTTGGCGGGGCTTTAGGAGCTACATTAGGAGATAAAGTTAGAGGTAAAGAAAAAGAGGCCACCATCGAGAAACTAGCAGCTGACTATATCGACTTAAAGAAAAACAACCGAACCGGCGAATTCGGAACTCGAAAATATAATTTCAAATCAGATGCTAAAAGATATGCTCCTGGATTAGCAGGTGCAGGTATCGGTGGTTTAGCTGCTAATAAACTAACCAAGAATAAAGATAACAAAATGAGAAACACTTTATTAGGTGCAGCTGGCGGAGGTACTATTGGTGAGTTAGCAAGAAGAATAAAGAAAAAAGCATCTTTAGCTGGACCAGACCCGATTTTAAAAGGAAGTAATGAAACAATTGCGACTTCTTTCAGTCCCAGAAGAGATGACGAGATGACAGAGAAATTAAAACGAATAATCAGAGAATATGAAAACGATCGTGGTTAGTGATGCTAATACTACAGGGATTTTATTGGGATTGCCCTTCTGACTGGTACAATGAATTATCATTTTTAACTGGCGCGATCGCCGAAAAAGGGTTTACTGATATCTGGTTACCTCCACCTTCAAGGGGGATGGCCGGTGATGACTCGATGGGCTATGATATAAAGGACCATTATAATCTCGATTCTAAATTTGGCACCAAAGAAGAACTGGTAGATTTAATTGATAAATTCCACTATGAAGGAATCAACGTTATGGCTGATCTTGTGATGGGGCATATGCTTGGAGGTAAAAAAGAATATAACCCAAGTTTAGATAAAGATACATACACTAAGTTTGACAGCTCGTTGTTTCAAAAAGATTATAAACATTTCTGCAGAGATTGTGGAGGGTGCAACACCAGGAGTTCTTTTGGTGAAACTATTTGTTATTATAATGACAATGAATATATGAAAAAAGGTCTTATCGAATGGGCCACTTGGTTAAAGGATATCGGTTTTGATAATTTTAGGTTAGACAATTTAAAGGAAATGCGTTGGGATTTCGTTAAAGATTTTTTTAACTCATTCAATAATTTTATGGTTGGGGAATACTGGAGTGGAAACGATGTTTTACTAGAGGCGTTAACTGATTACATCGATCTACCGTTGTTTAATTTTCCATTGTTTTATAAATTGAAGGAAATGTGTATGAATCCAAAATCTTCAATGAAAGCATTAGGGACCAGCTCTAATAGGGTTAATTTTGTTTCCAACCATGACGTCGAAAGAAGTGAACCCATAATCAATAATAAAGAACTGGCGTATGCTTATATCTTGTTCCAGAAAGAGCCAGCAGTAGTCTTCTGGGAGGATTACTTTGAATACAAACTCAAAGATAAAATAGATGAACTAATTAAACCCAGAAAATATTTTGCCGAAGAATATCCTGTTGTCGCACACACTGACAACGACTTATATGTCGCCGAAAGAGGTAATTATACTTTATACATTAATAATAGTTTAGATGAAAGAACATTCAATGAAGTAACTGTTGAAGGACAATCCTATAAGCTGGAGGTGAATTGATGAAGAAGGTATTAAAGAAGTTATTAAAAGAAGCAGCATTAAAAGATGATGTCAATTTAAGAGATTATCAAAAACGAGCCGTCAATAAACTTTTAGATAACAATTCTTTGGTTGTGGCCCATGGCACTGGTACAGGTAAAACCTTAACCAGTATAGCCGCTATGGAAAAATTAAAAGAAAAATCACCTGGACAGACTTTAGTTGTTGTTCCAGCAAGTTTAAAAACAAATTTTGAAAAAGAAGGAATAAATAAATTTACTGACAGTTCGGTTCAAGTTATCGACTCCGGAAGTGAAGAAGTTGACCCCAACGCCGATTATGTAATAGTGTCTAACTCTTTGTTTTCAAAAGATCCTGAGAAGTATTCGGCAAATTCCAATTCAATGGTAGTAGATGAGGCACACAACGCTAGAAATCAAAACACAAACCTTTATAAAGCTATTAAAGAAGTGTCGCCTAATATGGAAAATAAAGCTTTCTTAACGGCATCCCCAATGAATAATGCTCCCGGTGATGTTGCATCTTTGATTAATTTAATCGAAGGTGAAGATAAATACAACCAAACGGAATTTAATAAAAAGTATGTTAAACCGGAAACTAAAAAGTTCGGTCCTTTAAGTTTTATAGGTTTAGGTAAGAAACAAACAGTAGGAGAAAGATTTGACCCCGATGATGAAGTTAGGGAATATCTCCAAAATTATTTCGATTATGAACGAGGAGATCAAGATTTACCAGAGGTTGAAGAAGAAAAAGTTAGGGTACCAATGACTAAAGAACAAATGAAAGCCTACAAGTATGCCTGGAATGATTTGCCCGGGCCAGTAAGGAAGGCTGTTAAAAGAGACATTGTTCCAGATAAGAGAGATAGCGTGTCTTTCTTTGGCTCAATAGCAAATGCCAGAGTTGCATCAAACAATCCTGGAGCAATACTTAAAGGAGATAAAGGTCACGAAATATCAGCCAAAGCCCAGAGGTTATTAGAAGATTTAAAAGACGACGACAGCGAATTTGGGTCTATGATTTATTCTAACTATAACCAGCATGGAGCAGATATTATCCAAGATGCCTTAAATTCAAAAGGGATTTCGTCATCCAGAATATCTGGTGGCATGAGAAAGAAAGATAAAGATGAACAGATAGAAAACTTCAAGAAAAACAAAACAAAAGCTTTCGTTACATCACCTACAGGTAAGGAAGGAATATCATTACCTAATGTAGATAAAGAGTTTATTTTTGACCCTAACTGGAACCCAGAAGTAACCAAACAGGCGATTGGTAGAGGGGTCAGAGCAAACTCGAAAGCCGATAAAGTAAATATTAAAAAGTATTTAGCAGTAGAACCCGAGAAAAAGTTTTTAAGTTCAATTAGAAAACCCAACCGCTCTGTTGAAGAATGGATAGACAGTGTTGCCGAAAAGAAAAAAGCATTACAATCACAGGTGTATAATGAGATGGGAGGAAACATGAATAAACAAGCAATGATAGATTTAGGCATGGAGAAGTTGGCAAAAGGAGGGATCAGATGAATTATCACGAACCACAAGAACTATTAACGCAAGAAGATATGGATATGCACAGGGTATTAAAATCAATCATTGAAGAAATAGAAGCCGTCGACTGGTATTACCAGAGGGCAGCTGCTACAGAAAATCCACTAGTGAGAAAGTTTGTTTTACATAATGCTCACGAAGAAATTCAACACGCTTTAATTGGGATTGAGTATTTAAGACAAACCAGTCCGGTATGGTCTGATATGATTGATGAGTATCTATATCAAGATGGAGAATTGATGGAGGAATATAATGAAGATGGATTGAAGAAGGAGGCTTTAGTCAAAATAGGGATGGAGAAGATAAGTCATTATAATTGGAACGAATATGATTATCTCCATGTTGTAGACGATGAAGAAGAAGGTATAAAAGACCAAGTCGAAAGAGGTTTAAAAAATGAATCTGTTTTAGAAGGGTTTAAAAAATGGAAAAACAACGTTAAACCCCGTTGGGATGAATTCGAAAGAGAATATAAAAAAGATCCCAAAGTGCAAAAATTTGAAAGTTTGATTGAGCAAGCCGAAGGAAAAAGAAGATTTAAATTGCAGAAAAAATTAGAAGAATATATAGGTAATAATTACAATAGCCCTATTCAAAGCGATGGTAAAATGCAAGGGTTGAAAAAGAAATTAGAAAGGGCAAAAAGAAAAGAATATCCAAACGATAAATTCACTAAACCGGGCAAAGAAGCTCATTCCATGAACCTACAAGATAAGTTGATTGGACCCGGCATGTTAGCTGGTGGATTAATAGGGGCGGGGGCTACTGGCGCAGTAATGGGTTCATCCCCTAAAACTATCCCGGGTAAAATAGCAGGAGGAGCAACAGGAGTTGTCAGTGGTGGAATCATGGGCCTTCTCGGTGGTGGCGCTGCCGGTGCTGGTGTCGGAGCTGCAGCTTCACCATTATTAAGACCTTTCACTAAAAATAAAAGTAAGTATAATAAAGAAGGGGAAATTCAAAAGATTAATAGAAAATTAGTTGACAGGGATACCTATCTAAGACAGGGCCATAATATAAGTTACTAAAGGAGGGCACAATGACAAATAAAGAAAAGTTAGCGCAGTTGATCAAAGAAGGCTCTTTAGAAAAAATAGCTCTAAACCGAGCTGAAAAAGAATACATGAAAAAGTTTAAGAAAAACAATCCAGATCAAGTCAGAAAGATACTCGGTGAGAAAAGCATTGAACTTAACAATTTAAAACCGGGTCAGCAGGCAAAGATGAATGATTACATCAGAAACAAAGTTAAATCCGATGTTAACTCTGCCAGCAGAGCAGCATCGATGTCTAAAAAGAAGTTACCTAAAGGTGTTGAGACAACAAAGAAGAAGTTGTTTGGTTTCATCCCGGCAGGTTCCAAAAAGAAAACAACTTATGGTACAGGTAGTCCTACTAATTCCTATGCTAGAGATGGACAGCGCGCAAGATTACAGGATGCCTTAAAAAAGAATAAAAGAAAACAGACATTCAAGTCAATAGCGACTCCTGGGACTGCTGCAGGTGGTCTTGGTGGTTACTTACTATCGAACAAAATGGTTGATGACAACAAAGACCATTCCAAGAAAAAGAAAGCGTTGGGGACATTGGGTGGTGCTGTTGCTGGTAATTTAATTGGCAAAAAGTTAAGGGGGAAAATTTAAAATGATAAAAGAAGTGGTAATGAATTTAGGTATGGAGAAAATAGCGGATGCTAATGGTTCGGCAGCTGGAGGACTATTAAATCCCAATCACCATAAATGGCCTTATCAAAGTGACATCACTGATGAAGAAGATCATTTAAAAAGGGTAGTTCAGGAAATGGGTGATGAACAACCATTAGAGGATTTTAAAAAGTGGAAAGAAGAAATTCTTCCTCAGTGGAAAGAGGTTGATAAAAAAATCAACAATGACGACTGGTTGAAAAATGTTCCTCATCGTCAAGATAAATATCTAATGTCTAGAGCTTATGGTAAATATGAGACCCCTGTAGATAAAGATAATAAACTAAAACAGTTACAAAATAAGTTAAACGAAACCCCAGAAGATAAAGAATACAAAAAGAGAGTTGAAAGGAATAATAAATTACCCACGAGAGCAACATTAGGTGGTGGTGTAGCTGGTGGGTTGGCAGGTATTGGTTTATCCAAACTAAAAAATCTAAACACTCCATTATCAACTGGAATCGGGGCACTTTCTGGTGGAACATTGGGTGCTGGTTTAGGTAAGAAATTGCAGAAGAAATTAAAACCGGAATACACCAAAAAACAAAAGCTCCATGATAAGTTAAAGTTACAAACCGAAGATAGAGAACGATACCTAAGACAAGGTAATACTTTATTGTATTAAGGAGGTAACCATGAACAAAGATTATCTCACAAATCTAGGATTAGAAAAGTTGGCTAATGAAATCAAACCTATCGAAAAGGTTAATAATAAGTTTCCGGATTTCAAATTTAAACCAAAAAATGTTAAAATAAATTCAGAATACAAAAAGGGGGTTAAAAATGAACTATCAAAACCTAAGCAAAGAAGCGGTTCAAACCTATTTTCAAAAAGTGGGGGAGGATCACGATCAAAATCTTTTGGAGGATATAATAGCGGAAATAGCTAAACGGGAGGAACTAAATAACGAAGAAATTGCAAGAGTCGCCCAACAGGCTAATGTCAAGGTATTCCTTAAGTTATTTAAGGCTACAGATGATAAGACAGTAGAGTTCGATGTTGCTGATCCTAAAAACATTGAAGGCATCCAAATCGAGACCGATGTGAAAACTGAAAGTCCGGATTTGAGCTTTGATGATTCCTATTATACAATTAATGATGAAGAGGAAGAAAAAGAAACAATTAATATAGAAGACCTAAAATCATTGATAGGCAATATGCAGAGGGAAAAATCAGATCTAGAAGTCAAATTAATGGAAAAGAAACCACACTTAGTGAAGTTGATTAAATCCAAGTTGCAAAATAACAACCCTAAGATAGTTGCTTATTCCATTAAAAAAGCTGGTGCACCAGACGAATTAATTAAGTCTGCATCAGAAGAAAATATTCCTGACATATCAGAGGTGAATTTTCTTGTAGATAAGGAAAATGAGTTTTTGCAAAAGGTTGCAAGCTATGGTAAAATTAAGTCGAGATTAGATGAATTGAACGAACGTTTAGAAAAAGCTGCTGGTATTGCCTTACAGATGGCTAAACATCCACTTAAAACTATGGAAGTTGCATCACTTGCAGGCGAGACCAAAAGCAAAAGTAAAAAGCATTATGATAAGATAAAGAATAAAAAAACAGATAATCCTTTCGAGGTGAAAAAGTCAAAGCACCCCGGAACTAGATTATACTCTTAAAAGGAGGTACATATGACTCAGGAAGAATTAGATATGATTTTAAATGCTGGTTTGGAAAAGATTGCTTATGAAGAAGGACTTAATGACTATGCTGACTCTTTAGAAAAAGTTGCTGGGGTACATGGTGTAGACGCTGTGGATTTACATGACTTTTTGGAGAAGGTTGCCGAAGAAGATGTTGAAGATCCTAAATGGAAAAAATGGGGTCGGAGAGGTGGAATTGCTGGCGGAGTTGCTGGCGGAGTTCCAATGTTAGTTTCAGCTTTAAAAGATTCAGATTTTAATGTTGGCGAAGCTATCGGTGCAAGTTCAATAACTGGAGCAGGTGGCTCTCTTGCAGGGAGTTTAATAGGGGCGGGGGCAGGTGCACTCCAACCGAAGAAAAAGAAAAAAGAAGCATCTATCGATGACAACACTTTAAATTATTTATTTGAAAAAGGTTTAGAAGCTTTAACTGAATAAAAAACAAGGAGGAATACAAAATGAATTTAACACAAGAAGAAATCAATATGGTATTAGAAGCAGGTTTAGAAAAGGTTGCTTATGAGGAAGGTCTTAATGATTATGCTGATTCTTTAGAAAAGGTAGCTGGAGTACATGGTGTAGATGCTATGGAACTGCATGACTTTTTAGAAAAGGCTGCTGAAGAGCAAGAAAATGGCGGAATGTCTAAGAAACAATTAGCTGCATTGATTGGTGGAGGTGCTGGTGCTGCAGGCGCAGGTGCTGCAGGCAAAGGTGTTTATGACTTTGTCAAAAACACCCCTGAGGGTGTAAGTACAAAAGATGCTTTAAAAGAAGCGCTTAAAAATCCAGGTAACATGGCGGCAAGAGGTGGAAGAAGTGTTGCTAGAGGTGCTAAAAATGTAGCCGGCTTTACTGGCGACGCTGCTAAAGCTGGTGCTGGTGCTTTGGGTTCCGCTGGTAGTTCTGCTCTACAAGCTCTCAAAAACAACAAAGGTAAAGCTGGATTAGGTGCCGCTGGATTAGCTGGATTAGGTGCTGCTGGTGCTTATGCTAATAAAAAGAGAAAAGAAAAGAAAAAAACAGCTGCAGCTTATGGATTAGATGAAGAAACATTTGATGCATTATTTGAAGCTGGCATTGACGCTTTAACTGAGTAATTAAATAAATGCGAGGGGTAACTCTCGCATAAATTCTTTTTAAGGAGGAATACATAAATGGATTTTAATAGAATTACAGAATTAGGAATGGAAAAAGTTGCTGCTAACCCGAACGCAGGTCTTTTACCAGGAGGGGGATCCCCCATAAATAGCAAACTTTCTAAAAAGGAAATAGCCACTGCTGCGGCTACTGGATTAGGTTTAGGTTACGGAGGTGCCGCCCTCGCTGACAAATTATCAGATGAACAGAAACAAGCTTTAAAAGAAAGAGGTAAAGGTGCTCTAGTTGGTGCAGCTTCTACAGGTGCTGGTGCAGCTGGATTAGGTGCATTAGGTACTAAGTTGACCGGTGGCAATGTTTCGGCCAATCAATTAAAAAGATTAGCCGGACAAGGCGCCGCTTTTGGCGGAGTTATGGGCGCACTAAGACCAGATAAAGCTTTAGGTAAGAAAAAAGAAAAACAAGCATCAGCTGAAGAACTCTACATTGATGGCTTACAAAAGATAGCTTCTGTAACAGGTATTGAGCCGGAAGTATTGGATGAAGCTATTGGTGTATATAATGAAGAGATGACTAAAGAAGCAGAAGTAAATAACTTTCTTGATTCCATTTCTGAAGAAGAAGCCGGTGAGATTCTAAAGGAAGCTGCACAGTCTTCCCCAGAACTTAAAGGTAAAATTTCAGAATTGGAAGAGCAAGAAGAAAACGAAGATCTAGGTAATTTAGTTAGCACAATCGAAGGAATGTCCGATGAGGAAGCTAAAAAGTTATTAGAAGAAATCGAATAGGAGGTGGCTAAATGGCTTTTGATTTTAATTTAAAAAACGAAGAAGCCGAAAAACTTTTCCGCAGATTAAACGATGCAACAGATGCCACCATAAATTATATAAAAACTAATGAACCCTCAGTCAAAAAAGGACTCAAAGGCGCGGCAGCTGCTGGGGGTGCCGGTTTACTTGTAAAAGGTATCCAAGATGCCAGAATGAATAAATATCAAAGAGACAAGCTTAAATCTGAAAAAGGTTATTATGAAAGAATGAACCAGAAATTAGATGATGAAGCTCGTTTCGGAGGTATGTTGGGTAAAAAAGCCAGTGCTAAAGATAAACTTAAATCAATGATGAGTATATCCCCTGAGGATAGAGAAATGATTAAGGATATCGCCAAGAAGTTAGGTATGAGTATGGCTGGAGCCGGTGCAGTTTCTTTAGGGGCAAAAGGTGGCGGAGATTTATACCAGGCTGTTAGAAACAAATTGAATAACCAGGAAGAAAAATATTGGGAAGCTTTCATTAGAAGGTACCCGGAATTTGAAGATAATCCAGAGTCAAAGCAACAGTTCAAATTCTTTTATGATGCTGCTCCTGATTTAGCCAAGCATCCTATTGCTGTCAAATCGTTCATGAAACAAATAGAAGCTGGTGGAACTGGAACAATGCACTTTAATAATATTAAAGATGTCACTTCTATCCAGGATAGTTTCAATAGAAGAGATAACGGTGCTGAAGACAGAATAATTTCTGGTGTTAACAACATTCTTAACTCTGCTAGAGATGTATCTGAGAACTTAGGTACTGCAGGATATGATATGGCCAGAGAGAATGTGGCTTATAAAAACCAAATTGTTAACTTAGCCAAAACAATGAAAGATAGTAACATGACTTTCGAAGAAGCTAAACAAAAAGTATATGGATAAAAGGAGGGGTCAACTTGATAGAAAAAACAATACACTTTAATTATAACGATGAAGAATTTTCACTACAGGAGATCGACCCTTCTGATTCTCTTGAAAAAGTGGCTTCTGGTACAATCTCTGATGAGATTAAAAACTACATTGAAGATAATATCGAGTCTGACCCAGACTCCGTTTACGTTTTAGTTTCTGCTGTAAGCAGTGGTGAGATTTGGGGAGACAATGTTAACTCTGATTATTTTGAAGAACAAGAAATATTAGATCACTATAAGACCTTCGAAGAATTCGGATATGTATTTACTCATCATAAAAATAAAGACCCGAAAAAATCTAAAGGGGATATAATGTTTGCCCACTTCAATCCGAGAATGCATAGGGTAGAACTTATTGTTAGGATTGATAGGGATAAAGCCCCTAAGATTGCATCAGACATCGACAATGATAAGATGTGGGATGTTTCAATGGGATGTAAGGTTCCATATGATGTTTGCAGTATCTGTGGTAATGTCGCCAAGACTACCAACGATTACTGTGATCATATAAAATATCATAAAGGTGAAGTATTGCCTGACGGCAGAAAAGTTTATATGATAAATAAGAAACCGAGATTTTTTGATATCAGTTTTGTCTACATTGGTGCGGACAGGACCGCTAAGTCATTAAAAAAGGTCGCTTCTGTATTGAATGGCTTTAAAAAGAAAGCGGATATTGAAAAAGAGATCCCAGGTGAAACTATCTCCAATGATGCCGGACAGATTGCGGCTAAATTAATGAGGGGTTTTTCTGATATCAAAGAAAGAGAAAAAAACATTTCCGATAAGGTTTTGGATTTTTATTCTGAAAAACCTATTGATGATGTATTAACTTCTCTTTTAACTTTAGGTATCATTTTAAAACCGGAAGAATTCCAGAGGATATATTTAAATAAGTTAGGTTATAACCCGGATGACTTTGACGACATTATCCTTAATATAGATATTCCAGAAAGAGAAGTCAACAAAAAGTTTAACCCGTTATTTGGTGATTTAGACTTTGACGTCTTTAAAGTTGGAATACCTTATGTTAAAGAGAGGTCAGCAATCAAAGAGTATTTATATCCAAGACTCATTAAGATGGCAGCAGAAGAACCCAAAGAAGTCAGACAAAAGAGATTCAGACCAGAACAACTGGCAACACCTGGAATAATTGCTGGCAGTCTTTTATACAACAGATACTTAAATCAAGTCCCCGATTACAATGCAGAAGGTCTTGATAAGAAGATCAAAGATCACCCGTGGTTATTACCTGTAATGACCGCCGGTAGTGTTGGCGCCGTCAAAGGTTTAGGTGAGATGAAAAGAGCAGGTAAGGAATTTGAAAAGACCGCATCTAATTTAGGTGGTCGAGTTTTTGCAGGAGTACCTGCTGCTTATTTAGCATCGGATATTGCGGGTCGTTTTGACAGTGATGCCAAGTTAATGAAGTTCCTTGAAGAGCACCCCAACCTAGTTGCTATGTTAGGTATCGGAGCCACTAATTCAAAAGATGATTGGATTGCCATTAAAAAAGCTTTAAGTCAAATGAATTATGACAATGTTATAACAAAAGAAGCGGCCCGAATGGTATCACCAAAAAAATCTACTTCAGATTTGATTAATGATACCGATCAGTTGTATAATAGATATAAAGAGATTGACAAAAAATATGATACATTAAATAATATTGGAAATATATTTGTTACATCCGCTTCCCCAATACAATCATTGGGAAGAGGCGTTGATATGCTGGCCGGAACTGCTATTAAAAAGATTATTAACTAAGGAGGTGCCTTAATGGCTGGTACACTTGAAGATTTAGTAAATGAAATTGCCGAGGAAGAAGAAATGGAAAAAAATGCTTCTAAAAATGAAGTTGATGTTCTAGCTGAGGAAGTTATGGCAAGAACGTTAGAAAAGATTGCCAAAGCTAAAATTAAACCCAAAGCTGAAAAAGATCCAGAAGAAATGATTGAAGGAACAGAAGATAACGAAGCCGATGATGGTGATGAAGAAAGTGAAGAAGTAGAAGAAGAAGTAAGAGGAAAACTATCTAAAGCTCAAAAAGAGAAAGTTGCTTCTATTTCTGGTAAGTTTTCTTCACCAGAAAAGAAAGAGCTTTTTGAAAAGTTAGCTTCTTTCCAACTGCTTTCTAATCCGAGAGTTGTTAGAGATAATAACTTTCAGAAGTATGAAACATTAGATGGACTTCCTAAAGAGATTCAAATGTTTTTCGAAGACCAGGGAGAAGAAGTAAATAACGTTTAAGGAGGGGGAGTAAATGGACGAACAAAGAATAGATGAATTGTGGAAACAGATTAAAAAAGAAAAAACCGCCTCCGTAGAAGAAAAAGATATCGATGTTGATAATTTTGTTGCTGAATTAGAAAAGAATGCTTCCAAGATAGACAATGTTGTCAGCGGACTTAATAAAGAAGCAAACAAGGAAGATGTCGATAAAATAAATGAACAGGGTGTCGGAGGAAAAATGCTTGTAGAGAGCAGTGATGAGTCAAAACAACGCCTAAAAGAAATTGCTATGAACGGACTTAAAAATGGCGTCCGCAACGAGCAATATAATAAACTTAGAAAAAAACTCCTCAGCCAAGAAGGTAATGAAGAAATGGTAGAAGAACTATCAGATAAGATTGCGAGCCAAATCTTAGATGGGGAACTCTAGCATATTAGGTAGTGCTTTAAAGGCTGGGGCAACAAAGTATAACCAATTTAAACATAAACTACCTAAAGATATTGCTAAAAGGAAAGTCAATCAACAAGTTTTAAATAAAGTAAAAGGAATTTCTAATGCAAATCGTTCACTCGGTAAAACCTTAAGTAATGCTCCTGGTATAGGAAAAGCTTTCGAGACTACTAAAAATGTTGCTTTAGGTGGCGACACTTTTAAAAAGGCAAAAGATTATTCAGCAGCTAAACCTTTATCAACTGCAAAAAAAATGGCAATACCAATGCTTGCTGCAGGAGGGTTGAAGGCTCATATTGATAACAAACGAAAGAAAGAAAAACAAAAAGTATTGAAAGAATTCAAGAAAGGGGGAAATGAAAAGGTGGCAAACATCTCCCAATTACTAACTAAAACTGCTTCCGATTTAAAAAAATCCGCATCAGTTATCAAACAACTGAAAGGAGAGAAGGAAGAAAGTTTAGAAAAGATTGCTTCGATTAAAAGACAGAATGAACAAAGGGATAAAGCTTTTAATAAACTCATTAAAATGGCAAAGATGGAACAAATCTCTGTTGATGAGATCCCTGAACAGTTAGAAAAATTCGCTTCAATGGATGAAGAGGAATTCGAAGTCGAAATGAGAGTTATGGATAAGGTCGCTGAAAAGTCTTTATTAGATGTAGGGGATCTTTCCAAGAAAGCATCTGCTAATTCAGGGAACCCCATTTTTGATTTCGTAATGAATAATTCATAAAATTTAAAAGGAGGAAATTTAAATGGAAACAAAATGGTTAAGAGAAGATCAAAACTTTAAATTAAGATTCGGTAGTGAAAATAATAACTGGGATACTGTGCAGCTTGCTGATACAGTAGATACTGATGCATTACACGATGGGGTATATCTTTCCGAGGATGCAAATGGTAAGTTTGTAATCGCTCCTTCCGGCGCTAAAGTTGCTTTCCCAATGTTAGAACTTAAGTTCCAGTATGATAACGAAGCTATTGACGGAGTTACCATTTCACGAGGTAACGTTACTGCTTATACTAAACATTTTGACGGAACTCCAAGTGTTGGAGATAAGATGAAAATTGGTGCAACTCCTGGCAAACTTGCTGTATTAGATACAGCCGGTGGAGATACAGAAGATATGGCTGTTGCTGAAGTTCTATCAGTAAACGCAGAAGATATTGAGATCCAAAAATTATACTAAATTAAAATTAAAAGGAGGAATACATAAATGAATTTCGATAACATTAGCGTTGAGCAATTCAACGAAAACTTTATGAGTATTATTGAAGACCCTAGCAAAATTAAAGAAGCTAGCGTTGCTGGTAGTAACTATGTAAGAATGAAACTCCGTGAAGAAGGTGTCATGAGACGCTTCTTTGGAGATAGCTTTGAGAGAGTAACAACTGAGGATCCAAGATATCAGATTGATCAAGATAACTCTGATACAGGGTATATGTTACTTGATAGAGAGCCAGACTCCTATGCTATGAAACTGACTATGAGAGGTGAACCTACCGGAGAATACATAACTGGTGATAAATTCATCATACCATTTTTAAAGTACGCTTCTCCAGTATTTGAAAAAAATGAAATGGAATTGCAGAACATCCGCATTCCTATCACTGACATCATTCGCCAGAACGTAGTATTAGATATGCAGGAGCAGGAAGATGATTACTTCTTCAAAATCGTTAATAGTGCTGTTAAACTTAATGGTAACTATCTTGCATCTACTAACTCTACTTTCCAAAAGGATGACTTCACAAAACTTTTCAATATGATTGATACAGAAAGATTGAAGTCAGACACAGTTATTATGCACCGTTCAACATTAAACGATGCTTATAGCTGGAATCATACAGAAGTCGGGGGATTAATCACTAGAGTAATTGAAGACGGTGTAGAGCAACTTAAAATTGGTGGAAAAAGACTCATCACTACAAGTAACAGTGATGTAATTAAACCAGGTGTTATTTACGTTGCAACTTCACCACAGTTTTTTGGAAGTGCTTTTGCTCTGGGAGATCCAACATTCTGGATGCAGAAAGATAAAGACCTACTGAAAATGAGCTCCTGGTACTACACAGGATTCAACTTAGGTAACTACAAAGCTGTAGGTAAAATGGTGCTTTCTGGTGCTGAAGAATTATACGACGGGAACCCAGCATAAATAGTATAGAATAATATAAGAATAATATCCTAATCAAAGGGCGGGCGTAAATTCGCCCGCCTATTTTAATATCTAAAGGAGGAAAAAAATGAATTACAGGATTGAATACTTAGGTTTTGGTTTCACAGCATGGCAGGGGTATACAATTAAGAACGTTGAAAAGTACAAAGATAAATCAAATATTCCAACTTTCAACACTGACGATGCACCACTTACAGAAGGTTTGAAGTTGCTTGAAAAAGGTGGTAAAATTAAGATAGTTAATTTAGATAAAGTTGAAGAACCCAAAGAAGTCAGACAAAAGAGATTCAGACCAGAACAACTGGCGATGAAAAAAAAGGTTGACGAGCCAGTCGACAATGAAGATGAAGAACCAGTAGACGAGCCAACCGAAGAAGAAAAAGAAATTGAAGACGCTGCTAAAGAAGCAGCCGATAAAACTTTAGAAGAAGCTGCTAAAGATGAGGTTGAAGAAGATGCTGCAGATGAGGTTGATTCAACTGTAGAAGTAAAAATTAACACAGTAGAATTCGACGGCCAAGAAGTTGAATTAGATGAGAAAGCTTTAGATGATGCTTTCACTTCAACCGATCTTGATGACCTTTGCAAAGAAAAGGAAATCAGTGGTTATTCTAAGCTTAACAAAGACGACAAAATAAAATTAATTATTGAAGAATTAGCATAACTAAAGTGGGGAGGTTGATAAAATGGATTATGTTACTGAGGTCAGGGAAACTTTACAAGATTATCCTGAACTTAATCATATACTTTTAGAAAGAAATAACGGTGAGGAATATGCTCCTAAAGAAATTGAAAGATATGTTAAAAGATCTTTAGCAAGGATCAATATGAAACCGCCTACGACAACATATGGTTTAGACAACTTCCCCCAAACTCATTGGTTACTTATTGTCGATGGGGCTATCATAGAAGCTTTACAATCTAAAGGGTTGCTTAAAGTTAGAAATGAAATGCCTTATCAGGACCAGGGTGGAACTTCTGTTCGTTTGGAAGGTAAAGGTCAACAATATTTCCAAATGGCATCGAGTATGTACCAACGCTGGATGCAAGATTTATTAGATTTCAAAGAAGCCATCAGTGTACAATCCGGTTGGGGCGGAATACACTCTGAATTCGGAAGGAATATGTGGTAATGAATGGGTATGTAACATTTAGACCCGGCGCTGCAAAACTTCATTGGACCCCAATCAATGAAACAGCTGATATTTTAAGAAGCGAAGCTCCACATGACGGTTTTAAAATTATCGATACCATAGATTTGTCTGACGGTGAATATATCGACAAATTCGATCAAAGCGATAACAGATATAGATATTATAAAATAAAAGATTTTATGCTGCATATGTTTCAGATACCAAATGGATATGCAAAAGAGATTGTAAGAAGGGATAGATGGTACCTTAAATCGGAGCGACATTCTGGAGGGACTTATGGCTTCGCTTTTATTAAAAAAACGAATGCCGAGCATTGTCCGGACTGCTGGGATGAAGTTAATGAGAAGTCAACCCGCAGTAATTGTCCAACTTGTTTAGGTACTGGATATAAAGAACCTTATTACAAACCCTTAAAATTATATGTTGATTTCAGAGGAGATCAAATTCATAGACGACCGATGAGAGAAAGAGTTTCTACAGAAAGTTTTTCTCAAGCTTTTTGGACTACCAATATTCCGCTTTTAAAACCAAATGATATATTTGTTTTCAAAGGTGTCAGATACAGAGTAGTTTCCGGAATAAATTTATCTAGAATGGGTATGTATGTAACAAAACAATTCGTACCTTTGGAAGCTATAGAGTCACATAGACCAGAATACAAAATTCCTCTTCCAGATGAGGAGGTAGATTTTGATGTCGACTAATGATTTAATTTCATCAATTAATATTTGGAATTCAGATACTGGAGACCTAAATTCAAATTTAGAGGTTAATGCTTTAGGTTCAAACAAACTTAAATCGTCTATTCAAATTAATAAAGCATACAATACACCTAAAAGGCCAGGTAGAATAGTTTCTGATACTCTAATAGTTTTTATGAGAGCAATATTCGACCAGAACTATCAAACCGGCAACTGGCATTTAAATCCTAAAGAAGAAATGTATATTAGGAATAATTGGCCAGAGAATACCGACAAGAACGGAGTCAAACCAGCAATCGTAGAAGGTAAAATTTCCGGAGTTAGACCAGCTTTGGAAACGTTAGGAGAAGAAAATTTCCTTCCAATACATTCTAAAATGATTAACACTGTTCACGGTACTGACGACATTTACACCGGGAGGTTATCGCTTAAGTGTATATCCCCGGTTAAATCAGAGTCGGAAGATATGGCTTTTTTATGTATGGTCTCAATCAATAAATTTGTAAAACACTTAATTGGATTAAAAGGTATTGCACATATTCACGCATTAGGTTACTCTCAAGCACAGCCCGAAGATTTATCTTCCGAAGTAAAACTTTGGGGAACAGAAACTTCTATAGAATATGTCATTAAATTACCTTACTCAAGTGTACAATTCGGAGATCGTTTAGAAGGAATAGAATTAAATTTAAAGGAGGAAAATTAAATGGCTCAAATTTTTAATGATCCAGGAGTATATGTGGTTGAAGAAAGAGAAGCACAGGTTTTAGAGCCGGTAGCTCCTGAAATGCCAGCTTGCATTATTGGTCCACTGTTTCAAATAGCAGACCAAGATAATGTAACAGCAACTGGAACAATTTTAGATAACGATACTCTTGATGTTACTACAAACGATAGTGTTGCTTTATCTTATCCATCTTTAACAGATGTAGATAATCCAGTAGATACCAACTCAGTTGTAGTAGAATTAGTCAAAACAGATGGTAGAAGAGAGGTGCTCCCAGAAACAGATTCAGATACCAACACCATTTTAACTATCACCGAAAGTGATGTAACAGTTCATTTTGGCGATAGCGGGGTGGGTGATTTATTCACCGCTTTTCAAGATATTAATGATAAGTGGCTTGCTAAAAGTGTAGATTATACTGCAGCTTCACCGGATTTATCCGGGTTAATTGGAGCAGAGATACATATTAATTATCGTGCTGCAAGACATGATTTGGTAGGTCGAGTTTTATTAGCTGAAGGAAAAGGTGATACCCAGATTGTATTAGGCAAAGCTGATGAAGACAATCCACTTGGTTTAGCCGGTGGGTTAGCAACAACAGTCGCACCAAGTACACCACATTATTATGTACCAACCAAAGACTATTTGACACAAGTTGGTGGTACAGTAGATGAAGCAACAGAAATCGGTGCCGCTTTAGAGAGAATAGAACCTAAACAGGTTCATGGGGTGGCGTTACTTACTTCAAATGAATTATCACATCAAGCAGTTATTAATCACTGTGCGGCGATGTCAGTTCCAGAAGAAAAGATGTATCGTTTTGCCTGGACTTCCAAACCAATTCCCACCAGAGAAGAAGTCATGGAATATCAAAGTTTGGACCCAGCAACTGATACAATATCAGAGATTGAACTTAAAAATGGTCAGTCTGACATTCTACATCAGTATGGTGTTTCAATTTCTAATGAAAGAGGGACTGTCCTCTTTAACGAATTTTCGATGACTATTGATGGAGAAGAAAAGAGGTTGCCGGCATATTACTTAGCTGCAGCTTATTGCGCTTTCAAAGCATCTCTACCTCCACAGCAGGGTCTAACAAATTATCCTGTATCGGGTATTGCTAACGAAGTTTTCTATCAGAAAGGGTATTTCAAACCTTCTCACTTAAGAAAGATTTCAAATGGCGGTATCTTTGTGGTTTTACAGGATGTAAAAGATGGTCCTGTTAATTGTAGAGCTCAGTGGACTACCAATATGTTTGATAACGAAACTAAACAGGTAAGTGTTCAATATTCAAAGGATGCCTACAGTTATGGTTTTATTAAGACATTGGATCCTCTAATTGGTGTTAATAATATTACCGATTCAGTAATGGAGACAATCGAAGAAACTGCTATCGGGTACATAGATACTAAGACAGGAACATTAATTAATAGTGGTGAATTAATCGCTATCAATAGAAATGAATCTAATGCAGCAAGAGTTGATGTGGAACAGAGAGTAGAATTTCAATCACCTCTAGACTTAATCGTTGCTAAGATGGTATATTAAGGAGGTATATTAAATGGCTAATTGGGATTTTAAAAACAAAGCGGTACAGCAGTATGATAACCCTGAAAGTAGCGGTCAGTTGGGTTCGAAAGCAGTTCTTATATCTTTTGGACCACCAATGTTTGACGAAACAGCAAACACAATTGTTTGTGGGTTGGTTCAGAATTTAAATATGAATCAACAGAGACAGATCAGAGAAATCTTTGAAATTGGGTCAGAAAGAAGATATTGGGCCGACGGTCCTTCTAGAAATAACTTAAGTATTTCTAGAGCTTTATTTTCCGGACCTTCTCTTTTAAAGATTGCTGGTATGGGATTACTTAATAAAGGTATTAATCCTAACAGCGCCCCTGAGGTACATTCAGAAATATTCCAGGGTCAAAAAAGAAACGCCGTTTCTTCCGGGTATGACAAAAACTTCTGGATTAACTTATCCAGTGATATGTTTAAGAATCCAATGGGGTTATTATTAGACTTTAGAGAATTCTTTGGGAATGGACAATCTTCATCTTATGGATCTGTTTACCTAAGCAATGCCAAGATACAGTCGCACTCAATGAATATGCAGGCTGGCAACTGGTTAATGCAGGAGAACATGCAGATGCAGTTTGAAACTCCAATCCCTCTTTCTCGAGGTACTAATCATGAAGATCATTACGCTAGAAGAAAAGAAATAATGGAAACTACTCACGATATGACACCAGAGTGGTTTGATGAGTATTCACAGTGGATGGGCGAATCCTCAACTGCTGTAAATGGAACTAATGCTAATTAAATAAAACAAGGGGGAGCAACAATATGCATTTAGGTGGTAACATAAATAATATAGGAAGTGAACATGTATCAACTACAAATGTATCAGTAAGTTTTGCTCCCCCAAAACTTACTGAGGATAATACAAGTTCAAAAGCTATCACAGTGGGGTTAATTCAAGATTTATCTTTAAATCAACAAAGAAATATAACAAAGTTTTTTGAATACGGCAATGATGAGTATCAAATGGTTACAGGGAAACCAAGAATTAATGCGAGTTTTAACAGGATACTTTTTGATGGGCCATCTCTTTTGAAATACATTGGATATGCTTATAAGGACACAAATATGTTGGATCACAAATACCAAGGGATGTATGAATCGATGATGCAAAGTTTGGCAAATGATTTAGATGCTTCTAAGATTAATGATTCCAAGATGCCTGGAACTGGTGATTTCTGGGTTAATTTAACCAGTGAGTTATTCGATAACCCAATAGGGATATTCATTAACATTAAACAAAGAATGCCTAATGGCTATCTCCAGGATTATGGAGGGGTTTTTTTAGAGAACTGTTTAATTAGTTCTCATGTTCTGCAAATGAACGCATCAAACAGGGTTTTAACAGAAAATATGCAGATGGAAGTTGGGAGACCAGTACCATTAGGGAAATATACAGGGGATAAAATACTAAGAATTGAACAGGTATTAAAGGAGAGATTCTAATGCTAACAGAAGAAGAAATTAAGCAATTTCATAATAATTTTAGAGTTATTAGAAAACATAAAATTGGTGATATTAGTTTCACAATAGCTTCATTCACCTGGGAAAAAGAAGGTGAATTTGTAAAAAGTTTTGATGATTTTGAACAAAAAGAGAACGGGATTTATGTCAGCAACACCATAGCAACCGAGATAGTTAAGGGGTGTCTTGTTGCTTTTGATAACGAGAACAAAACTGGTGAAGAAATAGAAAATTTCTCATCGGCTAAAATAAATTTCATAGTAGATAAGTACAAAGAATTAAGTTCGGATATCGAAGATTACCTTAAAGGTTTTGAACCACAACCTTTAACCGATGAGGAGGTTGGTGAGTTCATTTTAACCGATATGATTCAAAGAAATATTAAGTTAAATTTTAATGAAGAGACTCCACCAATAAAAATTAGGTATAAAATTTTAAATGTAAAAGAGAATAAAAAGGTTGGAAAAAGGATTCAAGAGAAAGTCAAAGAAAAAGATGTAAAAACTAATGTTCATTTAGAATATATAAACGAAAATGAATTCATTTTGGAAATGGTTGAGACTGTGAACGGAAATGAATTAAATGAAGACAACATCAAAGGGATCAGTGTTGACTTAATTAAATTTATATTACAGAGAGCAGAAAAGTTAGAAAATGAAATTAGAGAAAAATTAAATGATTCCTCCGAAATCGGAGAGAGTCTAAAAAACTAATGAATACGTCTCACGGTTGGGCTAGAGCCCAATTAAGGTTAAAAGGTATAGAACCTGATTACAATTCCCTTCGTGAGGCGTACCTGATTGCAGCGTTGAGGAAAGAAAATAGAATAAATTTCAAAAATGAAGTTGCTAAAATCGTTGCTGCGGCAGGTGGAAAAGTTGAAGAAGCACTTAAAAAATATGTTGAAGAAATGTTCCCAGAAGTTGCTGAAAAACGGGAAGAGTTTATGGAAAATAATAAAATGATACTAGAAGATTTAGCAGGTAATGAAATAGATTTAAGTCAATATCAAAGAATGGACAATTAACCCAAGGGGGTGTACCTTTGGAGAATATATTCAGAGGGGATTTTGGCGACGATGTAGAAAACGCTGCCGAATCACTTGCAAGTAAATTATTAAATAAAAAAATGTTAGAAAAAATAGGACAAATAGGAGCATTTGCCGGTGTAGGTTATGGTGCCTATAAATTTGCAAATTCATCTGTTGGTATGTCTGTAAGCTCCGCAGCGTCTCAAACAATAGGTAATGTCTATGATGATGTGGGATACACCTTTGGTGAAATGTCAGCATCACAAGACGCTTACGGTAGAGCTTACAACCCTTCTCAAAGAAGTTACGACTTAGCCAATCAAGCAGTAAATGAAGCAACAGCTGGTGGTTTCGGTGCTATGGCAGGCGTAGGTACCACAGCCACTACTTTAGGCGGAGGTATGCTTTTAAGTAAGTTAGGTCTTGGTGGTGCTTTAAATACTGCTGCTAGTGGTATAGGTTCTGCTGCTGGTAGTGCTATCGGAACTGGTGCTTTTAGTGCAGCAGGAACTTTAGCAAATGCCGGATTGTCCTCGATAGGGATGAGCGGAGCAGGTAATCTTGCTGCACAAGGGTTAGGGTTTATTGGTGGCGGAGCTGGTTCTGCCCTTGGTGCTATAGGTGGTTTTGCTGGAACAATGGCCCTGCCTTTAGCTGGAGCGGTAGCCGCTCAAAAGTTAGCTGATAACTTTACTGACCAGATAGCTTATCAAAGGCAGGTGGAAACAGCGATACAGGAAATGAGTTATAGATTTACTCCTGGAATGGCAACCAATGCTGTAACTGGTAGAGGTTTAAATTATAGAGATTCTGCCGAACTGGCCCAATCAGCCAGAGGTGAAATGGCAGACAATCTCTATATGCGACAGGGCGATTTAGACGAGGTTTTAGCTGGAATGACCGAAGGTGATTTAATGTACAATGTCAGAGGAGCCGAGGAATTCCAGGATAAATTCGAAAAAGTCACAAAGTCCTTAAGAGATATTTCAAGAATTTATGGTACCACGTTAAAAGAATCTACTGAAATGTTAGGCGAAATGCAGCGTTCTGGTTTCTACACAACAGCTGACCAGACGGAAATGTTATTACAAAGCGATGCCATAGGTAGAATGACCGGATATACAGGTAGAGAAGTAGTTCAGATAGGTTCGCAAGGAGCTCAAACTGCCAGACAATTAGGTTTAGGTAAACAATTAGGTTATGACACTGCAACAATGACTTCTCTAGCAATTGAGGAAGAAATACAAAATTTGTCTGGTGATGATCGACAAATCCTTTTAGAAAACATACAAGAATTAGGTGGCAAAGAACAAGCAACAGCAAGTGCTTCTAATGCTATGTTAGGACTTACCCAAAAAAAAGAGTTCCAGAGTGCTTTATTTGGTTTATTAAATGAAGACGGAGAGATCAACCAGGAACAATTAGATAGAATGATTTCCGGGGATATGTCTCTAAAAGAAGCAATGGGTAGAGGAGCAAATTTAGTCGCCAATGATAAAGAAATGAGAGCGGAATATTATACTAATGCTCCTAATTATTTCGAGAAGTTAGAGGGGCCGGAATTCATCCAGGTCATGAGCCGTATGGTTGAAGGATTCCAGGAAACAACCGGAATGGGAGATCAAGGGTTTGATATTGAAAATACTTTAAAAAATCTTGGAATCGAAGACAAGAAATTGAGAGAAATTATTGCTGGGGCGATTAAGTCTTCCGGTGTAATCGACCAGAATGAACTTACCAGAAGAACCCTTCAACAACAACTTAGAGAAGATAAGTTGGAAAGACGTTCTTTATCCGGGGTTATGGAGCGGATAAGCAATTGGTTTGCTGAAAAAGGACAAGATATTGCGGAAGGCTCCGGTGTTACTGATGCTTATCAGAATGTAAAAGCAGGTCTTTTGGAGTTTTGGAATGAGAACGTAAAAGACATCAGAACTGTTGGTGAGTTTGATTTAGGTGAAGCTAACCTGGGTCTTGACTTATCTACCGAAGGGATACAATCCTTAGCAGGTGGCGTCAGTCAAGATATCAACAGGTTTATTGCAGGTAATGATACTCAATGGCAGAGCGAATTCAATGACGCTTTGAATCAGAACCCCCAAAACTTCAGAGACAAAAGAGAAAATTTAAATGTAATGGCCCAACATAGATTGGCCGCATATCTCGGTCAAGGTGCTTCAAATTACAACTGGATGCAAGATAGAGGTACTACCGCTGCCGATATATTCACTGAAGGTTTTAAAGATAATACAGCAGTCACACTTGCTGAAAATTTAGGATCGGACAAAGTAACAGTAACCGGCGAAGATGGGGTAGAACAACAGTATACATATGAAGAATATGCAAAAGACTTTCTAGGTTATTCTGACGAACAGACAGAAGTGTTTATGTCTCTTGTGGGTAAAGCTCAAGGTATGTATGACGATGCAATGAGCAACCTTTCACCAACGGCTGTAGCAAATGATAAGGTAGTACAACGCCAAAAAGACAACGTTGCCAGGAACGTTATGAAATTCCTTGAAGGCCAAAATGAATACAGCGGTGGAATGCACGCCATTAATGCTAATGAGATATTCGAAGGAATGTTTACTGGTGATTATGCTTATCAGATGGCAAGAGGTAATAAACGAGCCGGTGAAGTTTTAAAAGGTATAACCGAAACCGATAACAGCTTAGAAAGTGAAATAATGTCGTTGTACGATAACCAAGCAGCAGCTAACGGTTTAACTGATAGAGATCTTATATCATCATTAGAAAATGATAACCAAAAGTTTATTTTATCGACTGGGCTTGATTACACATCAGGTAAAATGTCAAGAGAAGAAGTGATGAAAGAATTAGAAGGTAACGCTCTTTTTAGAGATCAGGATTTATCTGGCACAGAAAACATGACAACTAATCAGTTTAACACCTTTCTAAATGAACTTTTAACTGATGAATTCATAAGCACAGTCGTAGAAAAAGGTCAAACTTCCTACCATATGGCATCTGAAGATGATTGGATTGAAAAATGGGAAGAAGTAATCAAAGAAGGGTTACTTAAAAGTCATGATGACATAATAGAATCCAACGGCAAAGTCAATGAAACATTGCAAAGACTAGAGAGTTCAATAGACAGTCTTGACAAAAACATAGAAAAAGATATAGATTTTAAAAATTTAAATAATGGTGCTTGGAATCTAGGCCCTAATTAATTTTTTTAAGACCCCTTCGGGGGTCTTTTTTTGTTTTATTTTATTAGTAATGATATAATTAAAAAAAGAGGTGATCGCATTGAGAGGTACTTCAAACAATAAAGGTGAGAAAGCAAAAATAAAATTAGTTATTCCTAATGATAAGATTGAAAATGTTAGAAATGATTTTGATAGAAAAATTATTGATGAATTATTAAGATTAAAAAACGGGGAAATTCCACCAAATGGACCTTACGAAATAGAATTAGATAAGTTCTATATCCAAAGAATTTCAGAAAATAACTTAGATAGAACACAAGTTATAGAATCCAACGAACACCCAATGTTCTTCGCCTTTGGAGAAGGGGCAGAAACACACCAGTATCAGCTTAATGTTTTAGACGGTAAGGAGAACATGTTAGGTGAGAACACTAACGATCTAGAGTATTATGAGAAGTTCTACGACTTTGCCAGACCGCACACTATATTAGATTATGAAATGGAAATGACTATTATATATTCGAATAAAAGAATTAAAGGTATCTGGTACAATATGAATTACGATAAGAACTCGCAAAATGATAAGGTTGTTGGTGTTTCGTTTAAATTTTTTGTGATTAAAAAAAGGAGGAGGACAGCAGTTGGATAATTATCAACTCAAAAGATTATCATTTAAATTATATCTAGAAGGAATAGAAATACCATTTAGATCAGTTACTATATCTCACAATGATACAACTACCTTTAATATCAATATTCCACCTTACCACGAAGCGTTCGATTTAAAACAAAATACCAATGGTTTGATGGTCTACAAGGAGAAAAAAACTGATGAATGGAAAATGCTGTGCGAAGGAGTTTACATAGGTAACGGTTATTCTAAAAGACCTAAAGATAGAACAGTGACTTTAAAGTTTAAAGATGTAAAATGGTTTATGGATAATGCCAGAATATATGACTTCATGAATGCCTCCAGTGTTTATGGACCAAAAGAATCTGTCTTTTATGGTGACTCAAGGTTTGAAAACAAAGAATATGAGGAAACCGAACAGGCCTCCAGTGGTGGTTTAGAGGTTATGGCTGAATTTATTAAATCTTTTGGAAAAGGTCAACCTATAACCGACTCCATAACACATGTATTGGAAACCTTAATGGGTGGAAATGCTTTCTTAGATGAATATGTACCTAAGTATAAAATAGGAAAAGAACGATTCAATATCATAGAAAATGATTTGACCGAAACTGTTTTCTCACTCGAAGTTATTCAAAATATTTATAGTGAAATTTTAAATGAGTCCTCAACAATGACAAGGGTGATTGATTTAATTTATTCTGTAGCCCAAATTATTCAATACGACATAAAGCCAATACCTGGAATGACAAAAAGCGATCCCTTGAATTCTTATGTGATGAAGCCCAATTTGCAATTTACTACACCACCAGCGTGCAATGTAGTGTTCCCGGACGAGAATACTTCTTTTAATTATCAAAAAGACGAAACCCAAATACCAACAAGATATAGATTGGTAGATGATATAATAGGGACTAAGTCAGCTGGATATTATTCTCCGGCTGAAATACTAGAAAATTTCGATGCAGAAAATGGCATTGGAAGTACAATTACAGACGAAGAAAAATTTAAGGGGATTATTCCTTATCAGACTACTCTGCCTTTATCCCAAACGCTCGCTATTGGGTTTACAGAAGGTAGTTGGGAACAACAGGTAAAGAGTAAATCAAGTTTTACTAATTATTTATACTACAAAGAAAAATATAAAACAGTTCCATTAAGCGTGGAGGTCGCATTTAAACCAGATATACTTCCCGGGTTCCCTGCATTGATACTCGATAAGGAAATACCTCTGGTTGGATATTTAGTGGCTGCAAGTCATAACATTAACCCGAGCAGTGGTTATGCAACAACAACTCTAACAATGAGTCATGTTAGACCATTCAATGAGAAATTTCCACAGCTTGCAGGATGGTACTCGATCGACCAGTTCGGTGTAAATGAGATTCAAAATACTTATCAGGAACATATGGATGTGGGTGGGGCTTTCGATAAGTATGAAACTAAGATAAGTTTAGATAGTGAGAACATGGTATCTATGAAAGAAAACATCGAAGAACTACAAAGAGATTATTATAGTACAACCGATAGAATAACATTCCAAAATAACTTTAAAAGAGAGATAGCAACATTTACAGAATATAGAGATGCTTTAGACATTACAATGCGAGATGGGGAACTATACGGCGGACCTTATGATATTAGTTTGAAAACAACTAGAACTGTTGATGGGAACGACATCACTGAAACAGTGTCAATTCAAAGGAGAAATGCTGTTAAAGCGTTGAAAGGAAGAATGGATGAGACTTCCCCGAGAAAGTTTGCTAAGGAGGGTAACAATGCCAATTAATCAAAGTGATAAAGATTTAAAAATTTGGAGAGAATATAAAAGAGCAAAAGATGCCGGCAACGAATACATGGCCAAACAGAAAGCTAGAGAATTGTATCAAGAAATGAAAGGAATTATCCACAATAAGACTAACAACTATAGAAATTATGGAATACCAATGGTTGCCGTCGAAAGTGAAGGTCGTAAGGCATTTAAAGAAGCTATAGATAGATATGATCCTTCTTATGGAACTAAACTATCGACATTTGTAACTAACTATTTAAAATCTGTTGGAAATTATGTTAAAAATTATAAGGATGTCGCTAGAATACCACAAAACAGAGCAACCCAGATAGATAATTATGTTAAAACTAAAGAAGACTTAGAAATCAGAAAAGGTAGAGAACCCAATGCTCAAGAAATGGCAGAAGAAATGAACTGGGATTTAGCCGAAGTGCAGCGTATGGAAAAAGAATTGAGGAAAGAATTAACAGGTTCTAATTTAATGGAAGCTGGACTTTCCATTGATATGGCTGAGGACCCAAAAAGAATGGATACTTTAATGATGGTTTATCAGACTTTAACCGGTGAAGAAAGATTGATTTTCGAATATTTAACTGGTTTTGGCGGTAAACCAAAATTAGACTCAGCAAAGAAAGTCGCCGACGCAGTCGGGGTGTCACCAGCCACAGTGTCTAGAAGAAGAAAATCGTTAATGAAAAAGATTAAGAAATATTTATAGGGAGGTTTTTAAATGGCTTGTTCTTTAGAAAATGCAAGTAAAGAATTTCAAAGTATGATAGATAATCAAAAAGAAAGTTTAGATTACCTGCAACAATTAAATGCCACAATTGAAGCGTCACAAAATGGCACCTGGGGTAAAGTTAAAAATATTGTAATTGGTGTTCTAATGGATGCTGGAGCCAGTGAGATAGAGGATATGATAGGTGATGATTTAGAATTTGAAACACTAAAAAATACGATTTCTTATATAGCTTTGATAAACCCTAGCGCTTTTGGAACGGTGTTAGTTAAAGAAGTAAATCGTTTAAAGGAGTTTTTTCAAAGTGAATTAGAGACGATAGATATATTAATTCAATACTTAGAAGAAATTATTAATGAATTAACATATAATTGGACTAACCTTTCAGCTGAAAATTTTAAGGAAATGCAACAGTATGAATTGAATGATTTAATGAACTATGATGTACCGAGGGTAGGTCGTGATATAGGAGAAGTCAAAACCACTTTAATAAGATTAGAAAGTGATATTTATAACAAAAATATAACTGAAGATTTAACAGCTAACACCATCAATAATTTAAAATATAAATTAGAAAATGCAAAAAATATTTTAGATGATCCTCAAAATGAGAGTATCATATCAAATTTAGTTAAACTTTTGAATTTGTGGGAACAAATAGAAGAGGCGGTAGATAGATTAACAGGACCGTCCTCTGGCGAATTCAAAAATTTATCTGATTTTTTTAACGAAGTTGGTGAAAATTTTAAGGATTCGATTAATGATATGATGGGAAGTCTAAGATTAATTAGAGAAGCAATATCTAATTTAGATACAGCAGACAAAATGATGTTTGAAGATTGGGCATATAGTGTTAATCCTTTAATGAAAAATTTAAACAGGTATCAAGGTTCAGATGCATTAAAAAAAGCTATAGACGATTATATTCAAACAAAAGTAACCCAACCCATCGATGTAGATTTTCCTTTAATAGCATCAACTGTTTCAGCTAATAATTTTGATGATTGGGAGCTCAATGCCAATTTTTCTAAATTAAATAAAGGCACATGGTCCAATTTAATTGGAGTTGTTATTGAGAAGTTAAATGAGATAACGTCGACTGACGGCAACGCCTTGTTAGCTTATGAAAATATTTATGCTCCACTAATAGATGATGTCATTCAAGCATACACAACAATTTCCGCCCCTTATTGGAGTGAACTAATGAAAAGATATAACGAGGTTTATCTCGTCCTGCAATTATTATCAGAAGGGGGAGAGGTCACAAAAGATTTGCTGCAGGTATTTAATGAATTTTTAAATGCTGCAACAAGTTTCAAAAACATAATAGTCAATAGGTTAAATACATTCGAACAGGAGACACCGGTTAATGCATTAGAGCAAGCCTTAAATATTACTCACGAAACAACAACGATGGTTTCGGGGGTGGTTATGATGGCTGATTATCTAGGGTTAGATCACATGAGTGAATTAATAGAAGCTGGCGACTTTGGTGGAGCTTTAGATTTAGATGAAGAAGATGCAAGCACCACCCAGCAGTTATTAAATGATTTAGCCTGTTTAAACGAAGCTAACGATGTCACTAAAAGCATCGGCGTCGAAATAAGAAAAATGGTGATGGTTGAAAATGAAAGAAAGCACCGACTACAAAATGATACATCCGAAATTTTAAAAGAAGGTATTCAAAACAAAATAGATGAAATAGAAGAAATGGAAGAAATGAATAGAATATTTAAAACAAATATCAAGGAGGTTTAATAATGGATTTTAAAGAAAAAGTAAGAAGGGATTTAAACGACATAGGAGTTGATGTCACCTTAAACAACACAGTTGACGATCTTTTCACCAAAAAATATTTGCAGCTTAACGAGCCAATAAAAATAGAAATTGACAATCTCCCAAAAAAGTTATCCTTTTTAAACTTCAATGAATTAGAAAAAGACGACCAAGAAATGTTTGCTGGCAATTTTTTTGTAGATGTTTCTTCGGGAGAATATGCCCAAGGAGCGGTTAGGGTTTATTTTGATTCACCAACGGATTTAACAGTTAAAGAAGGCACAGGTTTCGCCACCGATAACGATTTAAGATTTAGTGCAATCAAAGACACCCAAATAACTTCAACTGAAATGGCTAATTATTCTGAAGGTATGTATTATTATCACGAATTAGAGGTTATAGCGGAAGAAAAATCTGATGAGTATAATATAGACCCGAAAGCTATAACTATCTGTTTAAATCCTATTATAGAAAGTAGAGCCGTGCAAATAAGTAATCCTTATGGATTTAATAATGGAGCTGGTGTGGAACCTCCCGAGAAAACATATGAGAGAGTGCAGGATAGCATATCAGTCAGAAATCTTTCTAATGAACCGGCCATTAAGTCGGTTTTAAAAAATAAATTTGCCAGCACAATAATTAATATTTTTCCAATTAGAACTGGTGATGAATTAATGCGCAGAGAAATTGAAGTAATCAACAATAAAGAATACCGAGTAGGTAACATGCATGATATTTGGGTTGAAAATAATGACTTAGCAGAATATGAATTTGACATAACTAAAACAGAAGATCCAACTGTTAACTTTGGCTTTAGCATCGGCGATCTAGGTATGGAAATGTTTGAAAACGGTCATACATATACCGCCAAAAACAGCCAAGGTGAACCTATAGATATGGTTATTGTTAGAGCTTTAGAAGTTTCTGCATTAACTTCCGATGGTGAAGTGACTGGTACAATAAATGGAGTTGATTTCATTCAATCACTCTTTACTGAAAATTCCGTAAGACAAAAATCAATTTTAGATTTTACGGGGACTACTTATGAAAATGTGGTCTCGGATATAAGAATTAGAGCTTTAGCAAGTCCAGCGATACCTCAAATGCAAAAGTTTATTAATGATCCTAAGAACCGAATGCCCGTTGGAGATCCCCTAATTCGCCACTTTGAATTGCTCCCCCTTTATGGTATAATATATTATAGAGGAGAAATTGAAGAATTGGAATTACAGGAAAAAATAAATTATTTTATCAAATATTATCATTATAATGAAACAAGAGCGAGTAGTGAATATTCAAATTATGGTGAACCGATGCGGCGAATATTTGAGGTTTCAGATCTCATAAGTACACTTTATGCAGAAAATGTAGAAAAAGTAAAGTTGCCAATGACTTTGGAGTTGGATACACCTTATATAACTTTGGATAATCCAATTTCATTTAATAGTAATTATGATACATATGTAGATTTACCATATTTTAAAATCCTCTATAACACCGAGACTGTAACTGATGGTATAACAGTATTTAAAAGGAACATCGATTATCAAATAGATTATCAAGAGGGGAGAATAATGGTCTTCTCCAATGGGAATATGATGGATTCATCGGCTTATAATATTTCATTTAGTTGCCAATCGCCAAACGGTATAGGGAGCACCGATGAATATATTCCGATCGAAGATGAATATAAAATATTACCTTATCAAACAATGGTGCCTAAAGTTTCGGTAGCCAAAGAAGAAGGTGTATAAAAATGAGTTTTGATAAATTAGGGGATTATTGGGATACATACGATTATAAAGAAGTAATTGAAACCATTTGGGGGAGTTATGAGGATTTAGCGGAAGAACAAAAAGTAGCTATTGAAGCGGTTAACTATTCTAAGTCTATTAAAACTGTCCCTTACGAAATAAAGAAAAAATGGAAAAAAATTAAATTTAAAATAATTGATGGACAATTTCATTTAATGACCGATTTTGAAGATGTGTTAACTTCAATTGAGGTCTTTGAAGATAATAATTATAATGTGTTTGATAACAATTTAAAACCATTGAAGTTAGAAAATCAGTATGGTTTTGAGATGGAATATAAAATAACCGTCACGGATAAACCCTTTAACGGTGAAGAACCTTATAATCCCATTGAATTCAGGGATTTAAATAATAATCCTTTAGAAGTTGATATATTCAATGGGTATATAGAAGATGATGTTTTGGAAATTTGGGTTGAGAACTATTATGTTCACAACCCATTAGTTTATGAAACATTCGGAGAATTGGTTGGACTAAATAAAGGTGTTTTCGGCCTTAATAAATATTCTAGAAAATATTATAATATGACAGTTGCTATGTGGTATGTTCTAGTTAATGGGCCGACTATTGAAAACATTAAAATGGGATTATACCTATTTTATGATTTGCCGATGACGATGGCTCAGGAGTCCACAATTGAAGTTTGGGAGCCCGGGCATGTAAAACTATCGACAGGAGAAGAATGGTACTACAAACCCGATTTTAAGCTGATAGAACACTATGAAGATGAAGATTATAACAAGATACCGGTTAACGGGGTTGGGGATAAAGTCCCTCCGTTTAATTTTTTAGTGCAGGGAATAGAAGTAAAAGATTATTTAACTCACCCGGGCTGGTGGAAGCCGATGAATTATTTCGACAGCGACATTGATATCGAAAAAAATTCCACAGCTTTCATCGAGGTTACTGGTAGAGCTTTTGGTAACCAATCAAGAAACCTTTCGATATTATATGATTTTTTAACCAGAATAAGTCCGCAATATATGACCTTCGAACTATTTTTAGTTACTAATACTGACGACAATGATTATGGTGGTGGTGGTGAAGGTGGAATCGGACCCGGTGGTGGTGATCCTTATGACCCTGGCGGTGATGAAGATAGTGGCAATTATGATGACTTCGAACCAGAAAACCCCGATGGCGGAAATGGTGATGATGGCAATTATGATCAAGGTGACGGTGATGACTATGGGGAAGGTGACGATGGAGCCAAACATAAAATAGATAACGCCCAAGCCACTGACTATGAAGATGAAAGAGGGAAACTCCACGACCCGTGGTTTGAGAAAGAAGCTGAAGCAGAAATTGCAGACAGGCCAGTCAACTGGGGTCCTGTACCAGAATTTCATCACACTTATGCTTTACAGGATAGATATTATCAATTTGATGGAGAAATAAAATACGATAACATGGGAGAACAATTAGTAATAGAAGTTCACGAAAATGATGTCCTTTTAAAAACTTTAAGAAATTATTAAAAGAGGTGAAATGGATGGAAATGAAAGATACGGTTTTAGAAAAAGGTGTCGCTGGATTCCTAGAAATTTTTGTTAGAAAAGATGGTGGACCTTGGCAATTACATACCGCAGACAGTAATGTTATATTAGATAACTATCGAATCAACGCTGCTAATATGGCTGTAGATAATGATGGTTATTATAATGACAGTGGTAACAGAATGGCTGAGGACTTAATCCCAAACAGCATTTGGTTAGATAATGAAGGTTCAAACATTTTACAAGATGGTAGTGAATTAATTATTACCCCCAATGGCTCAACTGAAGTATCAACAAGTAACCCTGATTTTTATTCACATTTAATTGACCAAAAAGATATATCTGAAGTTCAACCCAATATTGCTGTATTTAGAGTACATATCCAAAAGTCAGAAGGTAATGGTAAGACTTTTTCCCGGGCTACACTGAAGAGTATTTCCGGAGAATCAATTGCCACAAAATGTTTTGAATCAATACTTAAAAAAGAAACTTGGGATGTTTATTTCAAGTGGTCGATAGCTTATTAAAGGAGGTAAATAGATGCCTAGTACACCATTTCATAGAACAATAGATGAAATAGAATTAATAGATTTAACCGAAAATGTAGTTGCCGGTGTTGCTAACCGACCACTTCAAAGATTGTGGGAAAATACACTACATAATACAGAAATTTGGGAAGAATGGTTAGCTGATCCCGTTATAGAAAATGACTTACAAATTAATGCCAATGTAGCTGCGACGGGTAATTTAGATATTAGTGGCGATTCAACATTCGGTGGTTTTGGGGAATTTTCTGATTATATAACAGCTGTAGGTCATATAAGAAGCAATAGTTATATTCAAGCCGATGGTGATTTAACCGTGTATGGAGATACTAATCTCAAAAGTAAAGTTGGTTTAGAAGATAACCTTGAAGTGATAACACCAGGTAAACAATATTCTTTTACTACCGGTAACAGCGGGGCAGGAGGTAATTATGGATTTTTATTACAAACAACAGGTACCGATGCTGGTGGTATGCTAATCAAAACCGGTGATGCAGATAATGATGAGTTTGCTTTAAGTATATATAATAATAATGATGACCCAGTATTTGAAATAAATGCTGTTGAAGGAGACACTACTTTAGGTCCTCAAGCACAGTTATTTAAATATGATACCGGTGGTGTTAAATATCAAATCTTAGATAATGACGCTAAAATATCTAGAGCAGTTTATAATGACCTAGCTGAGTTTATGCCAAAGAACGAAGATGTAGAACCAGGTGATGTTTTAATTTGGGATAATGGTGGTGTTAAAGCTTGTACAAAAGCAAGCGATAAAAGAGTAATGGGTGTTTATTCTGATACTTATGGAATTTATATCGGAGGGGAGAATGTATCTGAAAAAGAAAATTTAAAAAAATATGCACCACAAGGTTTATGCGGAAGAGTAAAAGTAAAAGCTATAGGACCAATCGAAACAATGGACCAATTAGAAACTTCTTCTAAAAAAGGGTTTGCAAGAAAATCAAAAGATAATGTCCCAGGAACTATAATAGGTAAAGCTTTAGAACCACTTGCTGAAGGTGAAGAAAAAAGAATATGGATGTTTGTACAAAATTGTTAGGAGGGAACAAATGTTATCTAAAGATAAAACAATATTGAAAGCAAGGCTTATACTCGCCATTGAAAAAGATGATTTAAACGATTTTAGAAAATGGTCAGAAAAAATAGAGGCAGTTTATGATAAATTCGAATGGATTGAAGGTTTAATGGGTCCACTTGATGTTCTTTTTAGAAAAATAGAATCTAAAGAAAACTCCAATAAATATTTATTTATCCTTTCAGAAGAGGTAAGTGATTTTTATTATCAAATATTTTTATTTAATTATCATTTTAATAAAGATATAAATAAGTCACTAAACATTATTGATGACTTGATTAAAAA